CCATTGAACGTCCACGAGGTCGTCGCAGTCGCCGCAGAGGAAGGGATAACGTAAGCAGTATTCCCAAAAATACTTACTACGTTGACAATGTTCGGGTTTGCCATTTGTTGCTCCTTAGAATCCGAAGATCATGCTCATTGCGACTGACTTACCGGTAGAGATTCCGCCGCCGCCGCCGCTTGCTGCCGCCCATGCCGGGACACCAGACACCAAAGTGAGCACCTGCCCGTTGGTGCCTGCGCCAAGCTTGCTCAGCGTGTTCGCCGCCGATGCGTACAGGAGATCGCCCGTAGCGTAGGTGCTCTGGCCGGTGCCGCCGCCGGTAGCACCCAGCGTCCCCCACGACGGCGCTGAGCTTGCGCCGCCAGAGATGAGCGCCTGACCGGAAGTGCCGTAGCTGGGCGTCGCACCAATACCTAGCTGACCAGACGACCCAACCTCGAACCGCTTCGTAGCGTTGGTGTAGAACTCAATCGGGTAGGTCGAATCAACGTAGACTTGCAGCGCCGTGTCAGAACCACCGACATAGCCCACCCGGGTGCTGCTGCCGCTGTAGAAGGATTGCAGGGTAGCCGTACCCTCGAGTCGCGATTCCGTACCCACCACATGCAGCTTCGCAGACGGGCTGTTGCCGGTACCAATACCGAAGTTGTTGTTGGTGCCAACAGCCGCAACCGTCGTGCCGCCCATCATCAACAGGAGCGGAACAACGGAGGCAGTGCCGTTGGCAAACGACTGTAGTCGAACATCCGTGGACAACGCACTCAGTTGAAGTGCGCTCGAGTTCGTCGGATCAGAGTTATTGAACGCAACATACCGCGTCGTCGTCGAGGTTCCGTTCGGCAACAGACTGAACAGCGTGTTCGCGTTAGTCGTACTGGTCTGCACCAGTATCCGATCTGTGATTGGACTGTTGCTGCTGAAGTCACCCGTAATGCGACGACTCGTCCCGCTGAACGTCAAGTTGCCCGAGATCGTGCCACCAGCGAGCGGGAAGTAAGTTGACGACGCCGACGAAGTCGTCAGATACGACGACATGCCAGCCTGCGTCTGATACGTGGACGCCGCCGTGGCGCTCGTTAGGTAACTCGACAGATCCGGGCCGGTGAACTGGCCGGTCGTAGCGTTGTACGTTAGGTTCTGGGTCGCACTCAGAGACGACAACTGAATCGGCGTAAACCCGAGCGCATTGGTAACGTCCGCCGAAGTTACCGGAACGAACGCTGGTTGTTTTCCAAGATACGACATTATGAAATCTCCAATACGCTCAACAGAACGTCAACAGTCTGGTCTGAGGTAACCTTAATCGCATCCGCCGCCTCGAGCACCACCTTCTGGTCTCCGCCGATAGGCACAAGTGCCCCGCCCATCGGAACAGGCGCACCCTTCACGACGTAAACCGTCGTTGCCCCCACCGTTACCTCGACACTGATATTGGCCGTCGCGTTGGCCGTGTTGGCCACAGTCATGCCGATGATTGTCGATTGCGTGGCTGACGGTGCGGTGTACACCGTAGTCTGCGTAGTTATGCTCGCAGAAGCGTAGTTCTTGAATGTGTTTGCCATGTCTTACCCCAGAGCGATAGACAGAGCCAACGCACTGCCCAAGACGTCAGTAGGAACCCAACGGTTGTTGACCGCGTCCCACACGACAGCCTGACCAGCAGAAGGCGAACCGTATACCTCAACCTTGTCGTTGTTCAGGTTAGTGAAGTTGGCATCGACCTCTGCATTTGTTAGCGGAGATCCCTTGCCAGATCGTGTGGTAATCGCGCTCATGACCTACCCTTACGATACGGTGACCGTCCAAGTGATCGACATCGTGTCGGCAACGTCCTTGTTCACGGCAGCAAACACCGTGCGGCAAAGCATCGTGCCGTTTGAGGCAGCGTTGAAGATGCCAGCCTCGGTCAAGGCAGTCAGCGTTGCCGGAGTGCCAGCAGGATAGTTTGCCGAGTAGGCGATCTGGTTGTTGTTCACCACAGTGGATGTCAACGCCACACGAGCCGATTCCGACCCCAGCGCAGTGTTGCCTGCCGCAGCAGCGGTAGTACCCGTGCCGACAGCCATGTGGGTCATAGCAGTCGCCGTAGCGTCTTTCATGCGGCTGGCGATGTAGTTCAGGCCAGTGGTAACAACGAGGTTGTTGTACTCGTCGTCGTGCTTGATGGTGCCGTCAGGCGCAGTGACCACAATCTTCAGTTGACCAGTGGCCTTGATAAGTTCATTCGTGTTCATATCCATTCCTTAAAAAGTTCTTTCAACTCCAACGTAACCTTGCGCGAAAAAGTCTTCGCTCACGTAGTTCTGCGAAATCAGGTTTCCCGAGTCAGACGGAGAAGCGCCGTCGGTCAAACCTTTCCCAGCGGCTATGACAGCCGCGTCCGATTGAGACACCATAATTTCCAGTGTCTTCCCGAACCCCTTGCTCGCAACATCCGAGATCGTCGCGGCGTCTGCCAACACCTTGTCGAAAGCGCGGATCGCTTCGTCTAGTGTGGTCGCTGTTTCCTCGTAACCACTGATGACGCCTTGGCCGATGTTGATGAGATCGACCGCAGTGACGACATCCGCGAAAGACTTGGTAATTACTCTGGCGGTCTCATCGCTGGTGGTGACCGCATCGCTCAAGGAGCGCAGGTAAGCCACCGTCTTCTGCAAAACGTCCGCCATCGCCACAGCGTCGGCAAGCGTCTTGTCCAGCGTGATGTTCTGCTCGTCATCCGCTGTAGTGACATCGATGTCGTCTGTTGGGGTTACGGTGTCCGATAGAACCTTGCCAATCATCCGTGTGTAGGCTTCGGTAACAGACGCCACATCATCCGCTGCCTTGGCAAAGACAAACGTCTTGTTGTCGGAGGTAACAGACGAATCGCTTAGACCGCGAGTCAGCCCCTTGGAGATTGTTTCAAGCGCCGAAGCCGAATCGGCCAGCGCCTTTCCAACGACGATAGCTTTGGTTTCGCTGGTCGTCGCGGTATCGGTGTAGCGCAAGATCTTGACAAACGAGCCAAGCGCAATCGACAACCGCACAATCTGCGCGGCAGCAGCTTGAACTGTTGCAACAGCGGCGGACGCCTGAATCTTGGCGCGTACCTCTGTTACTGAAAGCTTCACGCAAAGTCCTCGCGGATTTTGAACTTGATGAGGTCGTAAACAGTCTGTTTGGTGTTGTCAGAGAAGGTGATCTCTACCTCACCTTCATAGTCCCCGGCATCCACGTTTAACGTCGTTGCGTTCCATGCGAATGCTGCTATGCCGCTGGGGCCGTCAAGGATGACGCCGTTCAGAGTGTCCAAAACCGTAGTCGAACCTACGGCACGAAAGCGCAGCACGACGGACGAGTTGCTGATGTCAATCGCCAGTCCGGTGATGTCGTCGAGCACCGTGATCTTGACTTGTGGTCGGGTGTCCCCTTGAACGAGTTTGATCTTCTCCGCCATGTCACACCTTCCGTAGCTGTACGCTCAGGCTTGAGCGGGTATAGCCTCTCGTCGCCTTCTGACGGGCCGCATTGACCCCAGCCATGTACCGCGCCTGATTGATCTGTGCCGCCTGTGGATTGCTGTAGGGCTTCCCAGCCGACGTTTGTAGTTTGGCCACCGCACCAGCCGCAATCGGCTCCACCCACTGCTCGAACAGAAAGTCCTCGCACGCAACAGAAGTTCGCAACGGAGCCAGCGATACCCGCAGCGTCACTGCGCTCGCCAAGGTAGCGTCGGGGATCGGCAGCAAGGACATGGTTACCGGGTCTTTCTGGATGAAGTACTTGGGCGAGGAGTACGACGGCGTGTAGCCACCGATTCGCTGGTTGTAAACCGCCGGGTCAAGCACCTGATCCGGGGCAGCAGCCTCGAGCTTGTCGCCCTTAAACCAAGCATTCATGATCCTGATGATCCGAGTCCCCGTGACGGGCGTCTCAAGGTCGTAATCCGACGTCTTGGCAATCACCGTAATCGGGTCGTGATCCTCTTGGTGAATGTTGGTCTTCTCGCAGAAGTCGATAGCCGTATCCCGAATCGCCTGAATCGCAGTGATCTCCGGGCAGTTAGCAACCTCGGGCAACACCCAAGAGAAGAATTCGTCGTAACTGGTAGACACTAAACGCCTCCTGCCTTGGCGGCCAACAGATTCGGGGTCGCGCCAATCTTGTTCGTCTCCGGCGAGAACGCGAAGTCCTTACCAGTCTTCAGGCCAAGCAGCGACATGAACACCTGCAAGTAGCCCTGCGCCAACGCCGCATTCGCCGCAAACTCCGCGTCCTTTGAGTAGGCGCGGAAAAGCACATAGTTAAACAACGGCTCGGCGTACACATCCGCCAAGACCAATGCCGTCGAACTGCTTGTGATCTCGACCGGAGACTTCGAATACAGAATCTCCAGCTTCATACCGGCAGTCGCCTGCGGGTATACGTAGAAGTGGATGGGATCTCGGTTGTCATAAACGAAGTTCACCACCTTGCCGGTAGAGGCTCTCGTATGCCAGTTGTAGTCCTGTGAATCCAACGTCTCCCTATCGACCATGCGAACGGATCGGTCTGGGTCACCGTTGCCCTTGAGATTGCGGATAACATCCAACAAACGAAGACCGCCAGATGGCAGCGTCTGTTTGGTTCCGGCAACCAGCGTCAGGGATTCGTTAATGGAGTACGAGTCAGGACGAACCAAAACAACTACGCGCTGGCCGTCGCTGATCCATTTCAGAAGCTCTGCCTCTGGCCAACGAGTACCAGTGGCGTCGTTTAAGACGGTGTTCGCTCGTGAAATGATTTCGCTTGCCAGCATTACTTACCTCACCAAAGGACTTTCCTAGCCCAGTAATTTGCGGAGAACGGATCGTTCTTCGTCAGGTTGCCGTCCTTGTCTTTGATCCCGCCAGAACGAGCCAGATAGTTCGCACGGCGCTTTGAATCTTTGTGCTGCGTAAAGTCCTCCATACCGCGCAGGCCAAACTTCACCAGCTTGACCTCCTCGCCCTTCTTGGCCAGCACCATCTTCTTGTGGCTGTCGCCCTTCGGAGCGTCAACAGGTTTGTTGAACCCGTCGAAACTGTGGCCGCGATACTGGATCTTCCCGCCTTCACGCTTGAGGTTCGCTGCTTTCATCGTCGCCCCTCGTAATAGAAATTGAGATCTCGTCTTGAGCTTTGACGTCGTCCTCGTTGAATGGCTTCGGATCTTCCGTGACCTCTTCCCAATTTCCCTCGGCAACGATCTTCTCGTCGTACACGGCTGTTCTGCCGGTACGCTTGTTCCGCATCAATCGCATACGTGTCCCAAAAAAGTGCCGCCCCAGCGGTTAGACTGGAGCGGCACAGATAACGGCGGAGGAGTCGTCCGCCGCGTCGCTGGCTACAGCAGTTAAGCCTTCACAGCAATCATGTTGACCAACGCCTCGGGCTTCACAACCTTGTAGCCGTACACGTTCAAACCGCGAACGATGTTGCCGAAGGTCGATTGAGCACGCAGGGTCTCAACATTGGTCATCTGCGAAGCGAACGAGATCGCGTCGCGGGTACCGGCCATCAGGTAGCTGTCGCTGTCTGCGGTCTTCGGCAGGTTGTTGGACACGTAGACCATGAAGCGGTCGATCATGCCCAGCTTGCCGTTACGCAGCGGGGAGACAGAGTCACCAGTCAGGTAGGCTTGCTTCAGATCAGAACGCTTAATCATCGAAGCCATCCATGCCGGGAGAACCACCCAGCGGCCTTCCTCGGGCACGTTCTGCTCATCCAGAACCTGACCAGCATCCAAGATCAGATCGAGGATGTTCGAGCTGGACACAGCGCGTGGGCTGGCGTCGGTGCCGAGGTTGATGTTGCCGGAGAGAACACCAGCGGTGGCGCCCTTGTTGGCGGTGGCAGCCGAAGCTTTCACGCCGTCGAGGATGTCCGCATCGATTGCGATCTTCATCTGCTGAGTCGCATCGTTGGTGAAGATGTCCATCAGCTTGACATCGGTCTGAACTGCATCGACGTCGTCGAGCACAACGGCAAAGTACTTGCCCTTGTCGATCAACAGTTCCAGCGGCGTCGAGGTCGGAACCTGATTGGTCAGGTTGTCGCCCTTGGCGTAGTTGTTGATCGTGATGGTCGGGATGGTGCGGATATGAACCTTGTCGCCTTGGCCCTTGATCTCACCTTCCCAATCGTTGTTGGAGATTTCCGAGAAGACAGTGGTCTTGTAGAACTTGACCTGAAGCTTGCCACTCCAAATCTCGGGGATAAATTTACCGCCGCTGCCCGAAGTGCTGTAGTCGGCACGGCCTGCTGCTACTGGATAAGACATGATGAATCACTCCTTAAAGTTGATGCGGGTCATCGAATACGACCCTCGACTTGAGCCGCCATAATGTCGGCCTCAATGGCAATCGCATCCGCATCACTGACCGCACCACGCCGCATCCTCGCGTAGAAGTCCGCCACCTCGCCGCGTGTCCAGTACTTCTTGGACGGTGGCGTGTTAGGTGCTTTGTTCGTTGGGGGTACGACCTGTTGGTCTAGTGAGTCGGTTGCTTTCGCCGCCCACGATGAAGATGCCTTCTTGTACGCGGTGAAGAACTTTGCTGTACGTTCAGCGTCACGCAATCTCTCAGCCTTCGACAATAGAGATTGGCGGGTCTCACCGGTAAGCTCGTCATACTCATCCAACCAAGCTAAGAAGTTGGCGTCTTGATTGACTTGCTCCCAGTCGGGAACCATTGCCGTCAAGGATTTGTAGAAGTCCGACTCCACCTTCTGGGTCGTTACGTTAGAGAGCGATTCGATACGGGCTTTGAGAGCGTCGATCTCAGCCTGCTTGACTGCTACTTCTTCCCTAGCAATCCGGCGTGCTACGTCGATCAATCCCTCGCCGTACTCCTCGATCTCCTCCGGTTTGACCAGAGGCTCGGGCGGCTTAGTATTCTTCAGCGTCTCGAGCTGAAGCTCGATGTCCTGAAGCTTTGACTTCAGATCCTTGTTCTCCGCCGCTAGGCGAGGAACTTCCGAGTTGTACTTGCCCTGCAAGACTTTGTACCGGTGTTCCAACTGCTCGTCCGACCCGGGTGCCGGAGGAGGAGTGGAGTCGCTTGGAGTCTTCGGGGGTTCCGGATCTGCCGGTGGATCGGTCTGTTGATCTGTCGGCGGATCTGTTGCCTCGGGTGACTGCTGTTGCAGTAGTTCTTCGTGTAACTTGTTGGCCCTTTCTTCGGCCTCAAGCACTGCGCGTGGTAAAGACATAATTACTCCGTGAGCCGAGACGGTCGCGTTCGAGCCTCGCGGTGTTCGAGCGATTCGTTCGGTGTTCAACGGTTGCCAGTTGAAGGGCTGGCCCCTTTGCGGCAGAACGCCGCTAACCCTTACGGGTTACCGCGACTTGCGGATGACGTCCTTTGCTTCCTCGGCTTTGGAAAGGAAATCGCCTACAGCCTGTGCTGCACCCTGCTGCCACCGGGACAGAACATCGTCCTTCGTGCTCACAGAGTCGCGGTACAGGTCTTGCAGGGAATCCTTCAGCCAAGTGCGGATCGTCTCAAAGTTACTATCGCCCTCGAGCGAAGCGAGGGCTGAAAAAATTCGTTGGTCGGGACGCTTCAGCATTCTTTACCGCTTGTTCAGCGGAGACTTGAACGGGTCGTAGCTGCCAGAATTAGTTGCTGTTCCGACGGCTGCCTTCACGATTCTCTTCAAAGTCTTGCTCTTGCCGTACTGCGGATCGTCATCTGACTTGGCCTCCGCCTTCGGCGCAGCATCAAACCCCGACGCACCCGACGACACATTTACAGCGTCGCCAGAATACTCAGGCGCTGCCTTTGGCGCAGGCTTCACCGGCCTTGCCTTCTTTGCGCTTGACGATGAACTCGAGGTACTCGGGCTTGCGTCACCACCACTGGGCTTCCATTCTGTTGCTTTGCTGAACGTGCCGGAAGGCTGGCTATCCGCCCTCGCATCCGGCGACGAGTGCGGCACGTCCATGCCATCGTCAACAGACTTGGGCTTCATGCCTTCCGCGATGACTCGCGTCTTGTCCGTATCCGACTCGGCAGAACGCATCTCCGATTCGCCAACCGTCTTCTGCCCAGTCTTCTCGTCTACGCCGACTTCCTTCTTGGCGTCCTTGTTCTTGTTGTACAAGTACGCTGCGCCCAGACCAGCGGCCAGACCGGCGACCAGACCACCGTTAGCCATGTGCGGCATCGGGGGATTACCCGGAACCAGACCACCCATGCTGTGAGTCGGCGCAGCAATCTTGCTGTGCATCTGGCTCGCACCCTGACTGATCTTTGGGTTCAGGCTCGAAGGCGCAGGCTCTGTCGCGCCCTTCTTGAAATTCTGGCGCTGCCAGTCCATACCTTTGGGGTCACTCATCTTTCACCTCACTTCTTCGCGCTCATGCGAACGGCAGTTCCCATCGGATTGCAGCCAGTCATGCCGCCACCGACGTAGCCACCATCAGCCATCTTCGCCATCCCGCCATACTCTTTGGCCGACAATTTGCCGGAGGCGAGCGCTTTTCCCTTGGACATCAGCTCCTTCGGGTTGGACTTCTCACCTTCCATCTTCTCTTCGGCCATCTCTTTGCGGACGTACTGCTTGGCCGAGACCTTGCCGGAGCGCACCTGACGAGCTTCTGCTTCTTCCTCGGCGCGAGTGTCCTTGCCCGTAAATGGCTTGACCTTCCCGCCATCGGCATACGCCGCCGGAATCATGCCTTTCTTGCCCTTCATGCGACCTCCTGTTGGGGTTGTACCGTGTTCATGTCCATCGGCGCTCCACCCGGTGCAGCCTCCGCCGGAGCCGGTAGTTGCTGCTGGTTCGGCTGCATCTGTTGCATGGCCTGTTGAACCTGATCCGCCTTGAACTTCATCCTGTCCACGCTAGGGACAAGCTTGTCCGTATCCATCTGAAGACCCTTGGCCATCTCGCGCAACAGATATGCACGACCTTCTGGCCCAACAATCTGAAGATCCACAGGATTGGCCGTGGCTGCCAAGAACTCGTTACGACGGACGCTGATCTGTTCCTTGTGGATCAGACCCATCGCGCCACGAGCAATGATCTTGAAGTCACCCTTGATGTACGGATCGGGGTTGTACATCATGTTGTGCAGGTAGAAACGCGAGACCACCATCGTAATAACGTGGTCAATCGACATCACCGCTGCCTTGATACCCTTCGAGGCGTTATCCATCAGCATCGACAGACCCGACGCGGTGCGGCCCGCACCCGAACCACCAGAGGTTGCGCCATACACGTAGTTCGGAATACCCGTGACCTCATCCGCCTGACGCGCAAACTGGTTGTAAACCTGCATCAGTTCCTGCGCCTTCATGTCTGGCATGAAGAATCTGACCGCAGGCTGACCGCCACCCGTCTTGTCAGACGTGGTCTGCCAGATCTTCCACGGGTACATCTGGGTGAGTTCCTCACCATCGGCCAGTCGGTCAACAGATATGTCTACCTGTGGGCCAGAGGCAATCCCCATGTTGTTCGCCAGCGCCCGGGCTGACGCATTACACATAATCTGTACGTCGCGCATCACCTCGGGCAAGGCTGTTCCCCAGAAAGCACCGGGGATCGTGCGCCAAGAAGCAATTTCGTAAGGACGACGGCCCAACGGGTCAGGGTTAATCACGCACTTGATGACGTAAGCGCCGATCTGCCACGCATTAACCTCGTACACCTTCTTTGGATCGACGTCTTTCATGCCCCACTGCTGGAGCATTTCCCCCATCACCGGCCCCCAGAACTCGAGCGCCTCAATAACGCCGTCCTGATACAGCCGGGAGTGGTACTTTCCTTCCAAATTGTCGCGCTGCTGGTCACCGTACTCGAAGTAACGGTACCCATTACGACCATACATCTCCAAAACCTGATCGATTTCGTCGTCCGAGTACCCCGGAACCCCCTTCATCGACTCAACCGTCTTCGGCGTCATGCGGTGACGCTGAATTAAGTACCCATCATCCACGTTCGAAGCATTAGGACTGGGGTAAATGTCGTAGGGCGAGACCCTTTCCACCTCACGGAAGTAGTCATCCACCACAATCGGAGTAAAACTCGGCCCCCACTGAAGCTTTTTCTTCTTCCGAACCGACGGGCCTTTCAAAATCGCCGTCGGATACGTCACAAAGTCGTCAACGAAGTCCTCCATTGCACGCTTGTAACCGCCCTCGGCCATCTGATCCTGAATGACCTTCGACATTCTTTCCGCCGATTCCTTCGCATCCTCTCTGATGCGCTCCAGAATCGTGTCGTGAACCTCTTCCAGACGGGTTCTGAACGCCTCCGGATGGATCTGTTGACCCTGTGCGACGAACTCTTGCGCCTCCATCCGCACAAAATCGATGATCGACATCTTCACTTCCGGCGGAATCGCCGGTTGCTGGGAGGGCGTTAGGTCAAACCCACGGTCATCCTGAAACAAAACGTCCTGCATCCACGACTTGGCCGCGTTGCACTTGACGTCCGTTATCATCATGAAGATGTCGGAGCCGCCAGACAGCGCAATTTCCTGCGCCTTGTCGGGGTCATACTCTCCGCGACGCTGTCTCTCACACGCCAACAGACGCTCAGTAATCTTCTGCCGCGCAAACTTGGCCTTGCTCCAGCACGACGTAATGTGGCCGGAAATCCCCGAAGCAATCAGATCGGAGTTATCCATGCCTTCCGGCTGAACGGCGCTCACGTCTGCGGAGACGGGCGCAGCGGCCTGATACACATTCGTCATGGATTAACCCCTAAGTCCAAGCCTTGTTGGACTTTCTCGTCACTGTTCTTGCTCGCACGTTCTTGCCACCCTGCCTGACCGCCAGACATAAGTACTGAAGCGCATCATGCGGATGACTGAAACGATCCTTGACCGGACGGTCGCGGTATCTTTCCCCCGCCACCTTCAGTCGCTCATATCGGTACCCACCCAGAAAGCCTTTCCGTAACTGCCTACAGTTCGGCGACAACAAGAACCCCGCCTCCCCGCCCGCCAATCTGTTCAGGAAGAAAGCGACCGATTCTCGTCTGGGTATGAAATCGTTGGTGTCGGCAGGCTCCGACGAAATCCCAACCTCGAGCAGCTCCTGATAACAGGTACGCTCGTCAGTCTGGGAGCGGTTGACCCCCGACGGGTCACCCATCGAGATGAACCGACTGATGCCCTGATACTTGTTCATCAGCGCAGGCTTGACCACCTCCGCCGCAAACTGCCTGATCCCCATGTCCTCAGCAATAAACTCATCCAAGATGAGGAGCTGACCCTTCGGGGAAACCTGACCCACAATGCACGCTGGCGTCAGGCCAAAGTCCCAACCCAGATAAACCGGCAACATCGGGTTGTACTCAAGCCCCTCGTCAGCGACATGGATCTTGTCGTTGTACTCAGGATAAACAGGCTTGCCGTCCGCCGTCGTGCCGTACTGGCCAAGCACAAAGACCTTGATCCAGTCGTCCGACTTACCACCCAACATCTTCAGGTAGTACTCAAACCCCTGCGGCAGATTGAACACATTCTCCGCGTCAGGGTTCGGCAAGTAATCAACCGCCTCCCCCTCCTGAATCCTTATCAACCCCCCGGGTTGATCGAAGAACTCCCATCCTTCGGGGGTGTCTTCTTCTGCAATCTTGTAATACCAGTGGTCGTCATCCGGTGGATTAGTGTCAAGAATGACACAAGGATGTACCGGCCCACCTCCATGAGTCTTGGCCGGATAACGCCCCACCCGTTGCGTAACCATGTCAAAAACTTCACGAGGCACCTCCGAAGCTTCATTGATCCACGCACCCGTCAATTCCAGCGACCGCAACTTCCCAGTCTCGCTGGCCTTGTCCAACGCAATAAAGATCACTTCAAGGTCTAACCCGTTCCCATCCCCGCAGTCCTTGATCTTCATACTGCACGTAATGGGCGCGTCCCACTTGATCGGCGCTATCTCATCATTCACCCAGTGCGCCCACGTCTTGATCGTCGTGGACTTCAACTCCGGATACGTATTCCGAATCACCGCCCAGCGAGCCTTCCGCCAACCGTTATGCGGCGTCTGCTTCAAACTGTGCTTGATGATCTCCATGCAGCAAGTCGATGACTTGCCCGACCCGACCGGGCCTTTGATCCCGCGAACAAAAGCGTCCGACTTGTGAAATGCCGCCGCTACCTTACCGGGCGGCCTGTACTGAATGGTTGTTCCCGTCATCCGGTGGACTTGTGTCTATCAAGAAAGTTACTTGCTTGGCATCCACCTCGTGCTTCACCGACGACAGATTCGGTAGCGTCTTGTCCAACAACATCTCAATCGCCTTCAACCGAGTCCCATTCATCTTCACGTTAGGATCACCCATCGCATACTTCTGCAACCGCTCCACCAGTTGCGTCGTCTGAATGCGCTCACGAACCGCAACAGCGTGCTCCTCCCGCAAGGCTTCACGCCTCTTGGAAAGCTCTTCTTTAGGTTTGCGAGTTGCCATACATTTTTTCGTTAGTGCGGGGTCATCTGCCTTAGAGACTCAGACACGGGAGTAACAGACCCCTGCTGCCGGAGTTACAAGCCACACCCGGCTCGGCCAACACGGATGGGCACCAACCGCTTTCTCTTGGCCGTGGTGCGTTCAGCCCTCAGAAGATGCCCATGCGTCTTGGAGACACAGCCCCAGTCTGGCCGTAACCCTACCGACACGATTCGCAATTAACAAGCTCTTTTGTAGCAATTGGCAGCAATCCTTTATATACCCCCCTACCTACAGCTTTTGGACACCCGAGGGACTAGCGTTTGTATGGGGGAGATAGGTAGAGGCTCAAGCGCCCCCACCCACGCGTCGTGGCCATGCCGCCCCCGCCCCACCCCCCTGCCTGCCAGCCCTTCGGGCTTCGTGCGTGATGCGAAATCAGGTTGAAACCCCCATAAACACTAGCTTTAGCTAGTGACTGTGCCTCGTTTGTGCTGATTCGTAGCGTTAAAGCTTCGCTTTAGGCAGCAATCTGTTGTGGTCTGTTGCCGATGGCCGAGGGAAAACTCTGTTTTTCCTCGTCAGTCCGCGTGAATCTTCGGGAACCCCAATTTTCGTCTGGCCTGTTCCTTATTTGCTTCAGACACTTAGTGTCCTGAAGCAGAGCCAATCAGGTGGCCTTCTGGTGTTTATGACGCTCTTTAGAGCGAAGCAGACATCGGGACGGCTGGTGTCCAAGGTTTTCCGGGCGGAGCCTTTGGCTCTCCTGCGAAAACTCGATAGCACTCGCTCACGTTAGCGACCTCCACGATGCCCTCTGCATCACTCGCGATCCATTGCATAGCCGCATACGGCATGGCAGGGGTCGAAGGGTTCCGGGCTGACCTCGACAGACTCCGACAGCCCAACAAGTATTCCTACGGAATAAACAAGCCGATTTGACACACCGTCAAGTTTCGTGGTGCTATGGAAGGGTCGATTCGGCGGCAACGCTGAACAACCCGACCAGTAGGTGCTGAAAGCACCGGGATGCCGATAGGTGAAGCCCTTCGTAGAAGGGGGCTAAGCAGAGCTACCCGGTGACGCACTGAACCGAACGGTTCGACCGACCACGGCGGCGAGACAGTCGGACTCCGGAGGGACTTGTTCCCGAAGGGAAGCTCCCGAAGGCGGCGATTGGCAATCGCTCTACAGCCTTCGGCTGGCGAGAGGGGAAGCCGGTAGGGCTTCCATGCGGCCTTTTTGCCGCTCACACAAAGCAGAGCTTCATGTGCAGGACTCGCCTCCTCGTAGCCGTGTCCTGTGCAGGGTGCTCTGCACCCCACCTCGAATCAGCAACTCACGACCCTTGTCCCAACCCTTTCCTGAAAGGAAATGCCATGAGAGACACACTCCTGCAACTGCCGAAGGCAGCCATCCTCGATCTGTTCAAACACTTGAACGGCGGAGCCGTTGGCTTCGACCACGAACGCCTCAAGAAAACCGAGTGCGTTGACAAACTGCTACAGGACTTTAGTCCTGAGCAAATCCAAGCCGCTGTTGACGTGGTCTGCTTCTCGCCAGCCGTTAAGGCTGGTGTAGCTGCCGGTGTCACAACGGTTCCGGCTCAACCTCAGCCTTCGGCTGGTACCCCGGTCAATCAGGATGCCGTAGCACACCAGATTGCCGCTCTGTTTGCCAGCTTGGCTGGCAATGCCGTTAGCGAAGCTAAGGTTCGCGAACTGGTCGCTGCCGAAGTTACTTCGGCACTGGAGCGGTCTCCTGTCGTACAGATCGAGGTCAAGCGTCCTGACGGTTCTACCGTCAAGGTCGAAGGCCACACCCGTCCTGAGTTTCAGGACGTTCTTCAGGCATCGATTTGCGGCCTCAACATTCTGTTGGTCGGCCCTGCCGGTTGCGGCAAGACTCACTTGGCTCACCAAGTGGCTGAAGCCCTTGGCCGTCCGTTTGCGTCGATCTCCTGCACTGCCGGGATGTCGGAGTCGCAATTGACCGGCTGGATGCTTCCCGGCGAAAGCGGAGCTTTCGAGTACATCCCTAGTGACTTCGTCACTATGTATGAGAACGGCGGTGTTTTTCTGTTCGACGAAGTCGATGCCGCTGACCCGAACACTCTGCTGTTCATCAACCAAGCCCTTGCCAACGGCAGCTTCTACCTTCCTCAGAGGAAGGGTAGGACGCAAGTCAAACGCCACCCAGACTTCGTCTGTCTCGCCGCTGCCAATACCTTCGGTACCGGAGCCAACATGGTCTATGCCGGTCGGGAACGTCTCGACGAATCGACGTTAGATCGATTCCGTGCTGGGACTGTACTTCTGGACTACGACCAGAAGTTCGAACGTGCCGCAGTCGATCCCGAGGTTCTGGCTTGGGGCTGGGCTGTCCGCAAGAAGATCGTAGATCTTCGGCTGTCTCGAGTGATGTCAACTCGCTTCCTTCTTGACGCAACGAAGTTGGTCAAGGCAGGCCGCTCTCTCGAACAGATCCGCGAGACCTACTTCACCGGCTGGAAAGCCGACGAACGCAAGAAAGTGGAGGTGTAACCATGTTGCTTGAAAAGCAAAACAAGCTGACCGCCATCCTTTGGGATAGCGTCAACGAACCGGTGTCCTTCGTCAAAGACGAAAGCAAGTGGCGCAAGCCACGGAACCGCGAACTGGCCGAGTCCTTCCTGACCCGCGAGAAAGGACTCTCGTGGTTGGGCGTTAAGGATGTTCCGACCCTACTCAAAACCCTCGATGAGGGTTGGCCGGAGGGTGTCGCTAAGCTGGAAAAGATCGCCCTCCGCGATCTGGCTTCGCCAGCTTCGGTTCGTCGTCGTCGGATTCGTAGCGATCAGGGCGACGAAGTCGATATGCAAGCGGTCTGGCGCGGCGATCTGTCCCGGGCTTGGACTAAGACTCGCCGTCAATCCAGAACCGGTGTCCGCTCAATCACCATAGTGATTGACTTGGCCGCTGCTTGGAACGTCGATGCTGACGAGCTGTTCTGGCGCGGTGCTTCAGCCTTACGGCTGGCCGGTGAGCTGGTCTCGGCTGGCTACAACGTAGCCATCTACGCTGCGGCGGCTTGCAGTAGCTACACCGAGAGCGACAGCGACAATCGCCTCGCTCAATTGATCGAGATCAAGGGTGAGGATTCACCCTTCGACATCGACCGGCTTGCCGCACTCACCGCCCTGCCGGGGTTCTTTAGAACCCACCTGTTCAACGGCATCTGCTTTGCAGCAGATAACGCTGGCGAAACTGTCTGCGACAGCATGGGGAGGCCGTCGAACAAGACCATTGCCGAAGGCATCAAGTTGCTGCCGATTCCGCAGAACACCTTCATCCAGAAGGATGTGCTGTCGCGAGAGGCCGCCGAGCAGTGGATCGAATCTGTTATCCAACAGATCGAGGCTGGCAACCTCGAGGCCGCATGACATGAGGGGAGGGTGCGGCGCACCCCCTCCGCGTGTGCATTCACCGAGTGCATACACGGAGGTTACACCTCGGACAACGCAACTCACGGAGGACACATGACACAGGACGCAATCATGCTGCGTGTTTGGATCGCAGCAATTACCGGCGCAACTCTCGGCACTTTGCTCGGGGTGTTGCTAATCAAGGCAGTGCTCTAACGAAAGGGGAACAGACGATGAACAGAACAGCACTCGAACAAGCCGCCGAAAGATTCGCACTAGGGCAGTGGCTTTCCGATTACCCCGACGGGTGGTCATACCAGACAGTCATCGACTGTCTGAAAGAGGATTGTCAGGTGGGCGGGGGATTCATCTTTGAAAAAGATGAAGACGAAGATAACCCCGACACCATCTTCCCTTGGGAAGCAGTCGAGAACTACAGCGGTGAACATATCGCAGAGATGATCGACGACTCTCGCCGCGCATTCATCGGTCACGCTTCAGACCTACTCGCCACTCAGGAGAATTAAAAATGACTGCCACACAACAAGAGATGTTCGACTACCTCAATGCACTTCGTGATTCAGGGGCAACCAACATGTTCCTTGCCGCACCGTACCTGCAATCAGCGTTTGGCATTGATCGACGCGAAGCAAAGGAGGTTCTCTTTGCTTGGATGAAGCACGTAACACAACAAGGAGCAAGAGCATGAACGACAAGATCAACGTCCGCCCGACCCTGCAGCTCAACCTTACGGCTCGAGATTGGGATCTATACAGCACCATGTCCGGAGTCGATGAGGTAGCGACGGAACTCAACAGGCTGGTCGAACACGCCATAAATACATCGCCAAACCGAGAGCGTGCGTCAATGCAAATAAGTACTGCGCTGCTGAAGTTTGATGAGTTCGGCGCAGCCGATACCGAACCGAGACAAGTTGCACTTCAAATATTGAAACGCTGTTACCCGTAGCACCAAAGCAACAGGCTGTTTTGCAATTCTCAGCAAGCTGTAGCCATCCGTAGTAATTCCCACTCATTTCATGAAGGAGAAGATGATGAAGTTAGTCATCATATTTGGACTCGACCATGTCGAGAAACACGACCAGCCCAACGAAGCGGCGCGACTCCTAAAGGAACTCGCCGCTGACGTGAATAGCAAGCTAGTCCCCGGCACCAGCGTCGTTGTTAAGGACGCAAATGGTCAGCGCGTTGGTATCGCAGACATTCACGACTAAGGGAGGCACATGAAACTCACCAATATCGCTGAGGTAACTGAAGCAATCACCGGACTACTGTCCGAACCGAGGAAGGACAAGCCAAGCAAGCTGATGCTCTCCGCGCTCGAGGCGGTCATTGAACAGGTCGAGAGCAAGGCTAGAGGTAGCGAGGACACCCTCAAGGCAATGACCAAAGTACGCGAAGCGTATGGAATACCCAAGACCAACGACTCAACGGAGGCAAACAATGGAGAAACCAACACCCTACGACAACGGCAAGATCAAGATCGGCCTACTGTGGAAGCCCGCGCCACCAAAGCCCGACTTCGACATGGAAGCAATCCAACAGGCGATCTGCCCACCAAGTAACAGACTGGTCAAGACCAGTATCGATGAGTGGCTGACGGAGTTGATCGAGGGTGCGGCAATCCTCGCTTTGATCGTGCTATTCCTCGTGCTCGTGATGTATCCGCAAACCATCTTCACTTCAGTGTGCCGATAAGGAGAGCGCTATGCAAGCATACCTAATCAATCCATTTGCTCAGACCATAACGCAGGTTGAGTACACCGGAAACTACCAACAGATCTACGATCTGATCGACGCCGAGACCTTTGACGTTGCCCGTATCAACGAACACGGCGACGGCATCTTCATCGATGACGAGGGGCTGATCCGCGAGAAAGATCAGGCTTTCTTCAAGCACAAGGAGTACCCGCAGCCTTTGGCTGGCTTGGGGCTGGTGCTGGGCTGCGATGATGAAGGCGAGTCTGTTGCGCCCTTCGTCACCATCAACGAACTGGTGCGCGACATCAGTTGGGTCATGCCAGTCCGTGTCAACGGCGGCGGAATCATGTGGGTGAATGTATGAACGCACCCCAATCAGCAACTCACGGGCTGCCTAGTGCAGCCCTTTCTTTTTCCGGAGGACGTATGGATTTCGTGACGCATCACAGCAAGGAGATCAACATCAATGGCTCGCACTTGCAGGGTTACATTGATGCGGGTTACGCCGAGCTGGTCGCTCTGTTTGGCAAACCGCACGGTAGCGACGGTCATAAGGTGGATGCCGAGTGGAATGTTGAGTTCTCCGACGGGACTGTTGCCACCATCTACAACTACAAGAATGGTCGCAACTACAACGGCGGACATGGCTTGCCCACAGAAGGCATTTGCAATTGGCACATAGGCGGATTCACCAAGCAGGCGGTGGACAAAGTGCAGATTGCTATTGATCTGCACCGTGAACAGGCGGAACCCAAGCCTGAGACCGAGGCCGAGGCTGCCTTCGAGACCGCCATCGAGATGATGGAGATGCTGCGTAAGACAAAGGGTATCCAGTATGCAGACCTAGTCGAAGCCATGATGCTGACCAAGAAGCGGTGCGATCTGTTCTGCCATCTACTCGCCATCATGGTCGAGACCGAGACCATGCCAGAGGATGTCGCACTAACGATGTCGAAGCTCGATGCTATGTTGTCATCCAAGATCATGTCCAAGATGTTCAAACACTCGACCATCAAGGGCGAGCAAGAACACAAGGAGGTGATGGGCTGGGTAGATCGCCTTATGTCCTACGAGAAGATGGGCGCAGAAGCGATCATCAAAGAACATCAGAAAGGACGGGACGAGGAGTGATCGAGATCCGCTTAGAGCGGGGCTACGTCTCACTTACTGTTGCCGCCAGTCTGTTGGGGATCACACGTCAGCGAATGCACCAGCTACTCAAGGCTGGCCGCATCAACGGCGCGTTCCTCATGGACTGCGGCGATGGGCGCGAGCGGTGGGTAGTCCCGCGCTCCGAACTCAACCCTTATCGGGTTAAACAAGAGCGCGACCAACGAAGCCTGCGTTGGTTGAAAGAACGCATCGTGGCGACGGAAGGAGAAGCGCAATGAAGAAGCTACTGGTCTGTCTGTTGATGTTCTGTTCCACAACTCACGCCGAGGCGTGGCTTGAAACCCGCAACGAAATAGGAGGACGCATCGTGCTGTTGCAAAACAAATGCAACGACAAGTACCCCAGCCTGCGCCTGATGATGGCCACGCATCCGAATGGGCGTGTGGTGTATGGGTGTTGGACTTACTTCGCTGGCATGGTGCAGGTGGTGTATGACGATGGGACAACATACAACTACCCGCCGCAAACCTTTGAGTACAAGGAGGACAAATGAGGCACACCTCAATAACACTTGAGCGGGTTCTCGCCTCGGCGTTGGAGTGACTGCGAAATGGCCTCTTGCACGTACGTTTCATCGCGATTTCTTTGCCAGAGAATACACAGTTTGTAGACGGGCATGGCATCATAGTGGGCAGCCACCTCACTGGGCGGTGCTGTCTTGTGCCACATATAACTGCCTTTCATTCCAGCAGTTATTGAACCATCTTGCGTGGTGCTACAACCAGCGATGAGAATTGAAATAATTGCAATTAAAGGTTTGATTAGTGCGTGCATAGTTCGGTTTTGAATATTGTTCAACTCCAACTATACCCTACTACATTCAAACAGATATTGTTAAACCTCCGCGCACAAGCTCTTCGTGTAGGTTGCCAATCGCTCGAGTCTGGATGGGCATCCAAGCCCGGAGTACAGCCGCCCTCCATGCGCACACCTTCCTGTAACTCACGCCTCTGTCATCTGCGATTGCCCGGATCGATGGTCTCCGGGTGACCCAGTGACAGAGGATAATCAGCAACTCGCGCTTGCCCATCTCGAGACCCGGCAACAGATAGTCACTCAACTCACGGATCGCCGTTGCCCGATCCCTCCCCCTGCCGTACATCGCCAGCACGGAGCTTCGTTCCTGCACCGGTAATCTGTTGACCTGCGCTTGGATCATCGCCGCTTGGGCGTGAAGATCCATCGGACTCAAGTCAGCTTGGTTCGTGCCGCGCACCTTCATCGGGTCGGACTTCGAAAACTCCGCCCTCTCCGATACGTTGTATGCAAAACGGACTGCCTGCTCTGCCGATCTGAATTCCATCACCCATCTCCATCACGACGTTTGCCCACGCCTCAACCGTACCCTCCACCGTGTAGATGTAGGAAGCCCAAGACTCCGGGTCGTCCAACTTCATCGGCCACACAGCTCGCCACGAATCCTTGTCCCGGCGATAGAACAGGACGGGTCTTTCGAACTCAGCCTTCGCCTGCTCGACTGCCTGCCGGTACCACTTGATGATGTCGGCACGTCCTACCTGCCCGTACCGCTTCACCTCAATCGACCAGCCCGGAACCCCCAACAGATCGGAGTCTCCGTCGTGCTGGCGCACCCGACGCTGGCAATCCAACCCCGTCACGTCACGGATCAACGCAGCAACCTCGCGCTCCCCGGCCTTACCCTTCCTCCTAGACATCCCACTCATACCCTGTCCTTCATAAATCTTGGCCCTCTTTTTTTAGGGGCTGCATCCTCCGAAATCTTGGCAAGCTTCTGTTCGATTACCTCCGACGGCGGCATCTGCACAATCTCACCGCTCAACCCCATCACTGCCTGTTCCCACTTCGCAGTGCGCTTAACGCGACTGTCAATACAGATCCCAACGACCTCGCCATTAAACTGACGCGACCGAATAAACACGGTTTCCGGGTGATCGCAAAGCCCGTCTCGCATCATCGCCGCTTTGTACTCAGGCGTGCAATCGCGGCAGTGGCTGATGATCCCGCTCTCTTCCTTGCGCGAGATCATGCAGGCTGCAACGTACTCCCGCCACTTCTGGTGAGAGCTGAAGCAACGAGGCGCTTCGTAAGGACAATGCCCTGCCTGCACCGCGTTTGAAAACACCGTGCGAATGGCAGCGTCCTCGTGATCCAAACACACGCCGAAGATGGTTCCCGGTTTGCCGCATCCTTTGTGAACGCATATCTGTTGGCCAACCGTTAGACGCAAGCTAGTCAAAGTGCATCCTTCCCTCATAGATCGCTTGCAACATGGTCACTGCGGCGTGCCATATCTGTTGGCCGTTAACCTCTTCCCACCCCTTGACGTTGTGGTGAAGAGCGTCGTGACAATTGCGACAGAGGGGGATGACCAGATAGTCGGGAACCTTGGAACCCATGCCCTTCATGCCAATACCCGTCGGATGATGGGGATCATCCGAAGGACGCTCGCAAGAAACGCAAGGCAAGGTCTTGACCCAGTCCATGTAGGCGCGATCCTCAATGCGTCCGGTGTACCCCAACGCCAACGCCTGCGCGAAGGTCATGTGAGGGGGAATCAGCTTCTTCAATTGATCCTCGTAAAGCGACTTGAATACAGCAACACACAAGGCTCGACATCCTGCCAATCATTTCGATCTGTTCGGCCTCGCACCAGTACATCGTCAGCGTCGAACTCGCCCGAGCGGAACACCGCATACCAGACCCCGCATGTCGTGACCGCAGTCAGGATGAACGGCAACCCACTCGAGTCTGACAAGGCCATTGCCGACGTCCACTTGCCGATGCTCATCAGGTACCCACCCATCTTGTCGATCTGTTCCATGCTGTAGCGTCGGGTCTTGATCTCGCAGAACGCCACCGCCTTGCCATCCTGTGTGATGACGTAGTCAAGGTGGTACCGGATGGGCAGCTTCTCCAACCGGCATCGCCACTCTTGCTCGAGGATGGCAGCAACGTGCTGCTCACGATCCAAGTCATCCTTGGTTTCGTACCGGGGTCTCAACGATCAACCCCATTCAATCTGTCCGCCACCAGCTTCGCGTACCCAGCGATGTCGTCCCAAGAGTCAGCGTAGTTCGCATCACCGTTGATGATCCGCGCCATCTTGTGGCAGATCATCTCCAACGCTTCCTTCTGATCCGACGCTAACCACTTTCCCCGCGCTTCGCAGGCGTCGCGCACGACGTCCTTCAGGTCTTGCGATACGTCCGCGTGTCCCTTGAACACTCCATACCTCTCGCCGCGCTCCATCAATATCTGTTCTGTCGTTTTTGTTTGTTGGTTCATCCTTTGCCTCCATCCACAAGTACATCATTACGCCAGTAACGCCGATCATGACGCCTACCATAATCATGGCCGCGCCAACAATCGGTATCCACAACATGCTCATGTCAGCACTTCTGCTGCGATGAGTTTTTTGGTTTTACGATCAAACGTCAGTCGCAAGTTCGAGCGCCCGTACACCTTAGCCACTACCTCGTTGCGCTCGACAACCATCTTCGCTTCCCAAACGTAGTCTTCATCCGGCTTGATGCGGTACTTTCTGTTCGGGTTCCACGTCGGTCTCGTCTTATCTACCCATGTCTTTTTCTGGTCGGAGTACATTTGGATAGTCGCGCCCTCAGCCCACGCCCGGATGAGCGCGGCATGTTTACGCTCCATACGCCCTCCGCTCTGCACGCTCGTTCGCATTCTGTGTCTGCCATACCGCCACTCCAAGCTTGGCTACCTCGAGATGCCAACGCAGCTTTTCCGATTCTTTGGTGGCCTCCCTCAAGTCCTCCAACAGCTTGAGGTACTCCTCATGTGCCCTCGCCTCTCGCTCCTGTGCGGCAGCGGTGGTAAACCCCATGCCCTCCATCTGTTTCATCAAGATCGCCAGCTTGGATTTCTTAAACTCCTCAAGGTAGTTGCGCTCGGCGTAAGCCGTGGCAAACTCCTCGCTCATGGTGCGCAGCTCTTGTAGCCGCGCCTCCGCCTTGTCACTCATCGTCTCCTCCTCGGTGTTGGGGTCAGTGTCTGTTGCGGGTTCCACTCCGGTGAGAACTGAACCAATCTGTCCGGGTCAACCTCACTCTTCTTGCCGACCTCGTGCCCGGTCTCGAGATCCTTTGCCCAGATCAACCTGCAATCAGGGAACACCGCACGCCATTCGTCCATCATGCGTGCGACGTTAGGCATCAGCTCCCTGTTGCGTCTTCTCTGTTCCTCTATGTCCATCGTCGTCTCTAAAATCTGCGCGAACTTGCTTGTTGCTGTAGATGCTCGGGTTCTTGCGAGCAACGCACAGCCGACAGATCCATCGCTTGTTTGTCTTGTGAAGTTTTACGATTCCTCCCTCCGAGGGGCGGTCTACCTGACACGAAGTACAAAACCGATACGTCATTGCGGACTCCTCGCACGAATGAGCGCAGCCGCAGCCAACGTACCGTAGCCATCGATGCCTGCTTGCTCGCATACCAGCGCACACTGCTCGCGCTCCGCTGCTGCGACTGACGCGGCAAACTCGCACACCTGCTGGACAGTCATCTCCCAACCAAAATCCCAGCCAGTCGCTTGCGCCATCTTGATGACGTCATCTCTTCTCATTCGACAAACCTCAACCACTTGTCCGTGTTCGTCTCACGAAACTGAAGCGACTTCTCGTCAAACCAAAGCGCAATCAATCCCTCCCATTCACCGTGCCGCTGCTTGTCCACGTACAACCCATGCGTCGGCTTGTCTGTTGGCTCGCCATCCTTGACCGGGAACTTGTAGACCGTGACGAAGTTGTCGCACTGATCCACGATTGCGCCCGTACCCTTAGCGTCCTGCTTGCCCGGGCGGCGCGACTCGTCGTCCCGCTTGCGCGAGTGATGCACTAGATGGATGTGGATGTTCAGATCCTTGGCCGCAGCACACAGCCTGCCGATGAATTTCTTCTGCCCGTTGTAGTCGTCCTCGTTGGCGACCACCTTCATCAAGCTATCGACCACGAACTGGGTGACCCCCAGTTGCTCGGCGCAGTAGTAGATGACCCCCAGTAAACGCTCCGGGGTGACCTCACCCTGCTGGTCGTAAAGGAACAGTCTGTTCTCGAGCGCATCCAAGTACCGGTGAACCAGCGGCTCGGTCGGATGCTTCATGCCCAGCGCCTGTGACGCCATACGCCGCAAGGTCTTGGTCGGCCTCATCTCGAAGCTGGCAACGCAGCACTTCTGGTCTTCGCGCAACATGAGGTGCAGCATCACGTAGCCTGTGACCATCGACTTCATGTGTCCGTTGAACCCAGCCCACACGGTGACCTCGCCGGGGCGGACTAAGAACTTGTCGTGCGACTTTGGCCACGGCAACGTCAGACCATCGCGCCGTTCGTCGCCAAAGAATTCCTCGATCAAACCATCCCGGAATCCCTCCGCTACCTTGATCCGACCAATGTCGTCTTCACGCGCTTGTAGGTAGGCGTCGAAGTCAACAGTGGTTTGTTGCAGTCTGCTGGTTCTCTCAGCGTCTAGTCGCTCTGCGACTTTCTCGATGTACGTGATGCTAGACATCGGCGTGCCTCAATGCTTCTTGGACGCGATTTGCGGCCACTAGGAGGCGCGAACGATCCTCGGGTGATAGAGGGGTGCCCTTGGCCATTTGCGCGGCGCAGAGCGCCACGATTTGTGTCTCGAAAGATATGAGTCGCAAGAGGTCGGATGCAAAGAACCGGCGGCGGCGCGGGGCTGAACCTGAAACCGGGTCTCGTTGTGACGGGAAGAGTTGCGTTAGATCGATGGCCAACGCATCGGCGATCTGTTGCACCGAGCAACCACCGAAGCAGTGCATCAGGATCGTGCCATCTTCTTTCTCAGTTATGGCAAGGGATGGTGAACGGTCTTGGTGCGCAGGGCAGCAGGCGGTGTACCTGCCGTTGTTGCCGCGAACCTTCTTCAGCTTGCCGAGGATTCCTTCGAGGTTCGGATTCATATCGCACCTCGCAGTTCGGTCTCCCAGTCAAACCCCTTGGGTTCGTTACGGTCGCGCACCCACTCGGCTTTGAACCCACGCCAGCTTCGCTCGATGCACATCGTCATCGCGGCTTCCACCGACAGACCGGCCTTCTCCGCTTCGCGGCGAATCCCTTTGACCGCAAGCTCCGTGATGGGGGCGCGAAGAGATTTCCTCAACCTAACGAAATCGGACACCACTTCCGGACTGACGTCAGGGAACATCGACGCCACCTGTGGCGTATATTCTTTTTTACTTATTGGTTTATGGTTAGTGGTTAGGCTTTTTTTGGCTTTCGTTTGGGTTTGCTCTGGGTTAGCGGTGGGTTTGGCTTGGGTTTTTCGCGGCCTCCCGCCTAGCTTTCCGTTAGCTGACTGTTTGGCAATGAAGGCGTGATACTCACGAATCTGCTCGTCGGCACGCTTGTTTCTCCACCCCTCTGGGGTCTCCTCAAACATGTCTTTGAGTACAGACAACACAACATCGGAACCAAGACGTAACCGACGGCTAAGCCACTGGATATCGTTGGGTATTGGCTTCTCAGTGTCGTAGTACATATCGAGCAGTCGTCGATATGCGAGATCTTCTTCGTTACTTAAATAGAAAGCGGCGGCCTGATAATCGCCGATGTGAAACTGGTAGTAGTACATGACCTTTCCCTTTCTCCTTTTCTTGTCGGAACCCCGCAAAGGGGGGTGGAAACCCGGTCGAAAAGGGAGAAACTTCCGAGAGTTCGAGAGCTGACCGTCGCCAGCAATCTATCCACCCGCACAAGTGTCCTTGTTTTCTTTGCTGAAGGCAACATTTTTTGTACAAGGATTTTTGTCTTGTGTAACAGTTGCTTGCTTTAGCAACAAGCAGGGAATAGTATTGGCGCGTAGGACAATTAGGAGTCGTGATGAACACACTAGGGTCTAGGATCAGAAAACTCCTGAAGGATCGCGGCATGACGCAGGCCGAACTGGCGCGTGCCGCAGGTACCAAGCAGCAGACGATCAGCTACATCTGTGCCATCGAACATGAGACTACCGCTTCGCGCTACACCATCAAGATTGCAGACATCTTGGGGGTGAATCCGAATTGGTTAGCCACCGGGCAAGGCGATCCCCGCGACCCAGCAGTGGCCTTACGGTTTGAGGGGGCACCACACAATTTGCACTCGGTCGCGGTGTACCGAGATCACGACAAGATCGTCAGCTATGCACTTGGCCAAACACCCGAGCCACAGGGCTATCTGCTAACAGACCGTGGAACGCCCGGCGAATGCTGGGCTAAAGAATCCTCAAGCCTGAGCCTCAGTGGCGCATCTGTTCATGTGGGCGACCATTTGATTTTTGATCGATCAACAGTGCCGCGACCAAGCGACACCCTGCTGGCGATGGTCAATAAGGAACTGCTGACACTAGGGACTTACCGCGTGCGTGGCGATGGCTACGAGATCGTGCCCATAAATCCGGACTACGATACTGTGCGCTCAGGTAAAAACGTGCAGTTAATTGGCGTTTTGATTGAACGTCGGCTGTACGGCGCAATCCCAAAATAACAACAATCTGTGATTACAACTACTTGTATTCAACATTTTGCGCATCTCAACACAAATATCCTTGTCATTCCTACTCAGTATTGTGATAATCAGTTCTCGAGGACAACTAAGTTTCAGTTGTTTGGAGGAACTGTATGGAAGATCAAGCGACAAATTTTGCGAAGCTTCGGGCGGTCAACGTCAACGAGTACATCGAGAAGAAGAACAACCTCTCGTACTTGAGCTGGGTGTTTGCAGTTGACCAACTGCTCCAGCGAGATCCCGCTGCGACGTGGGAGTACAAGTTTGGTAAAGAAAAATCCTACGATGTCGAAGGCCGTCTAATCGAAGACGACGTGCCTTACGTCAGGATCGGCGACACCGCAATGGTGTTCTGCACCGTCCGCGCCTTCGGCGTGGAACGCACCGCGCAGCTTCCGGTAATGGACTATCGGAACAAACCCATCCCTCGTCCCAACAGCTTTGAGGTCAACACTGCAATGCAGCGGTGTCTGGCCAAAGCCATCGCCTTGCACGGGCTGGGTCTGTACATCTACGCCGGAGAGGATCTGCCGGAGGAAGAGAAAAAACCTGAGCCGCCGGTTCCCGAGGTGACCGCCGAAGAGGTGACGCAGGCTAAGGAGCTGCTGGCCAACGCCGAAAGCATCGCCGATCTGCGCAAGGTCTACGCAGCACTAAATCCCAAGCTGAAGGAAATCTGTGAGGAGTACTCGATTGCGCTATCGAAGGGACTGGAATGAACGCGCCCCAGCGTAGTGCCGAGTGGTTCAAGGAGCGCGAGGGCAAGCTCACTGCCTCGACGTTCGGTCAGGCCGCAGGCATGGGGCCGGGTTCGCGCCAGCAACTGTGGCGCAGGACGATGAAGCTCGAGACCTTTGAGGGGAACCCTGCTACCCAGTGGGGTGAGGAGAACGAAGGCAATGCTGTTCAATCCTTCGTCAAGCACTCTCTGCCGTCGCCCGTGATCGAGGTCGTGGGGTTCGTGAAACACCCGGCGCACAAATGGTTGGGCTGTTCCCCGGACATCCTGATTAACGACGACGGGCTAGGCGAGGTCAAGTGCCCGTACAGCCAACAGCTCTACGACGCGATCCCGATCTATTACATGGCGCAGGTTCAGGGACAACTCGAGATCACGAACAGACAGTGGGCAGCATTCATCTGTTGGACACCGGAGAACATGAAAGTGTGGAGGGTGGCTAGGTCTACCGAATACTGGGACTGGCTACACCTGCGCCTCGCAGACTTCTGGACGTGGGTGCAAGCGAAGATCGAACCACCCCGGGACAAGAAGGTAAAAGAGAAAGATGTACCAAAAGTTGACGTCGAACTGATCTACGAAGGAGGAAGTTAAATGGCTTACGACAATTCAAACTCGGGAATGCTTGCCAAGAACCACCGCAAAGAGAAGGACAGTCATCCGGACTATCGCGGCAAAGTCAACGTCGGTGGCGTGGACTATTGGCTGTCGGCTTGGATCAAGGTCGGCAAGGAAGGCAGCAAGCTTGCAGGCGAGAAGTATTTCAGCCTGTCAGTGCAGCCGATGGACGAAGAGCAGCAGCCGCGTCGCACCAACGCCAGTCGCTACCCGGCACGTCGTCCGCGTGACGATGATCGTCGTGACGACCGCCGCGATGAGCGTCGCACTGAACGCGAGTTCAACGACGAAATTCCGTTCTGAGGTGCGCATGGACGAAACACTGCGCAAGATCCGAGGCTGGGCACACGCTCGCAATCTTGTGATTGGCAGCACGCAAGACAAGCAGATGCTGAAGCTGACCGAGGAGGTGGGTGAGCTGGCCGCAGCGATTGCTCGCAACGACAAACGCAAGGTGCTCGACAGTGCCGGAGACGTGGTCGTGGTGCTGGCCATCCTGATCGAACAGCTACAGGATAACGTCACTCTCGAAGACTGCGTCGATATGGCCTACGACGAGATTAAAGATCGCAAGGGCAAGATGGTCGATGGCGTCTTCATTAAAGAAGCCGACCTTCAACACCAATAGGAGGAAACATGAATTTCAAACTGCAATTTACTATTGAACAGATCAACATAATTCTGCGCGGCCTCGACATGCGTCCGCACGGTGAGGTTAGACAACTATTGGACTACATCATCAACGAGGTCAACAGTCAGCAACGGTCAGAACCAGCGGTTGAACAGAATGAAAGCACAGATGACCACACGGCTAAACACTAAACGCTTTGGGCTTGATTATGAACGACTACATTACATTTACTTCCGCAACGGTCAAGGAACCAAGCGAGACCATTACATTAACCATTCACACTACATCGTTACCCGAAGTCGTTGGCGCTTTCGAGCGTTTCTTGCGTGGTGCTGGTTATCACTTTGAAGGCAATCTTGAGATTGTGCAGGACATTGACATCAAGGAGCCTCAATACAATAACGACTGCTGGGGGGGGGCATGCAAGAGGATCTGACAAAAGTAGGTCGGCTGTTGCTTGGTGCTCTTGGTGTCATGGCGACACTGACGGCGGGATGGGCTGCCGTTGGGCTTTTTGTGGGGTTGAGCATTCGTGTTGCGAGATGGGTGATAGAACTATGAGTGAAAAGACAACAATTGGATTGCGAGAAATCGCAAAGCGCATCGGCGTCTGTTATGAGACAGCGCGTCGCTGGGCGAAAGAGGGGCGCTTGCCTGTGTTTAAGCTAAACGGCGTAGGTCGCTGGAGGGCATTCACCGAGGATGTTGACGCCTACATCGAAAAGCACAAGAATGAAGCCGCCGCTTGGTCGGGTAGTTAAGCGCCATCATCGGGAGAACGACGATGGCTCTTTACAAGAGAGGTAACAATTGGTGGTACCGCTTTACCGATGCCAATGGCACGCTAGTACGGGAAAGCGCAAAGACCACCGATAAGAAGCTGGCAGAAAAGATTGAGGCAAGACGCAAGCATGAGTTGATTGAGGCGCACAAGCTGGGTGTGGCTCCTGATCGTCCTTTTCAGGAAGCGGTAGATCACTTTCTGGACAAGAAGGATTTGGAGAATCTGCGCTCAGTGGAATGTTACCGGCAGCAGCTTGGCTGGTGGGCAGCAAAATTCAACAACGTCACTTTGCAAAAGATTGACGAGGCGAAGATTGTTGCGGCAATCAATGACAAGGCCAAAGAGAAAACGCACATGGGTAGCCCTAAACCGGCGACCTTGAATCGTTATCTGTCGGCTTTACGGGCGTGCTTGAATGCTGCGGCGAAGGCGGGTTGGATTATTCGTGCGCCGAAGATCGAGGAGTATCGGGAGCCGAAGGTACGTATCCGTTGGTTGAGCTTGCAGGAGCGAGCCAGACTGTTGGGTGCGGCACCGGAGCATTGGGCTGCGCTGATTCGTTTGTCGTTGGCCACCGGGCTTCGTCAATCAAACGTGGTGGGAATGCGTTGGAGTTGGGTAGACATGGGGTCGCGCACATTGACGGTGCCGGGGTCTTACTTCAAGAACGGTAATGAGTTTTGCATACCGTTGTCGGAGGAGGCGATGGTGGTGTTACGTGAGCAGTTGAATAGGCATCCTGAGTTTGTGTTTACCTGCCAAGGTTTTCCGATCTCGTCGTTGCAGCATGTGGAGTGGAAGGCAATTTTGGACAAGGCTGGCATTCACAATTTCCGTTGGCACGACTTGCGTCATACGTGGGCGACGGACATGGTGAAGGCGGGTTGTCCGTTGCATGTTTTGCAAAAGCTCGGTGGGTGGGAGACGATTCAAATGGTAATGAAGTACGCCCATCATGATGTGGAATCACTGCGCCAATTTGTAGAAGCACAAAATCGGCACAGTGAACCTCGAAACAGGATGAGGTTAGTGGTGTAAATGGCGGAGAGGGTGGGATTCGAACCCACGGTACGCTTACGCGTACACCTGATTTCGAGTCGCAACCAGTTTCCGTATTTTTCCTACAATAATCAACGACTTAGGCGCTTTTCTGTACGATCAAGCGGCACTTGTTCCTACTGATTCCTGCCTATAAAAACAAACTACAAAACAAAAGTCGTGGCACAAAATTGGCACAGTCAGTCGCGGAACTTGGCCGTCTTCTTGGCGATCTGCTTAGGCTGAGGGACGAACTGTTTCCCCTTGGCTGCACCCTTACGCTTGGCGTCAGTGGTCGCAGCATACTCGGCAGGCGTTAGAGACTTGATGGCCTTCTCCGGAAGGTACCGCTCCCCAGTCTTGCTCGAGGGCTGACCGGACTTCGTCCGCCACTTCTCGTCTGTCCAACTAGACAGCGACTTCTGGGCCTCCGTCTTCTTGCCCGTGTAGCCGCCGCCCTTGTCTTCGTACCGCTGCGCCAGCACCTGCGCCTTCCGGGCAGACCATTGGCCAGCCTTCGTGCCAGCCACCGCCTCACCCATGATCTGGTTCTTGAGCCTCTCCCGAAGCCCCGGTTTCGTGTAGCCCATCATTCACCTTTCTTACGAGAGATCCTGACCTCTTCCACCCGGCGAGCCAGCTCGATCCGCAAGGCAGCCAGCCTGTCCAGCTCGAGCCGCTTCTCCTCGCCGGACATCCGTTCGTCGTCGTTAATCATCTGCATCCGCTTGGAGATCGTGGACAACTTGTCCTCCATGTTCGTGTACAGCTTGTTCAGCACAATCAGGTCGCGCTTGGCATCGAGCACTTCCTTCGCCTCATCTATCCGACCCGCCGCTAGATAAGCACGGTAGTCCGCGTTAGCCGTGGCAATCTGTTTGGCGTTCTCGTAGAAGCTGGTGGTGTACTTGGACTGGGACGACGGCACTTCCTTGACGAAGTTGCCTACCACCAAGATGTCATCGACCTTCATGTCCGGCGTCTCGCCAGCCTTAAACGGACGCGCCGCTACGTTGGACGTGGTCTCGATCACCGTGCCAAGCCAGCCCAGATAGCCCCTCAACAGATAGTCGTACTGGATCGGCGAGAGCTTCATGTTGTCGGCGTTGACCGCACCACCTGTCACCGCTGAAGCGAAGTTCGCAAACATCGCGTTGATCTTGCCCAGACCCACTGCCGCAGCCGAGGTGTTCGGGTTGACCCGCATCTCCGGCGACAGACGTTCCTTGCCGGTGGACTCAATCGGGCGATCCGTGAAGCCGTCTTTGTTACGCGCAATGTCGTAGAGCGGACGAACCACCTGCGGGATCGGGTTAATCGCAAGGTTGTCGTGGAGGATGGCCAGCAGCCGCGCCCCAAACACCTTGCCCTCAGCTTCCGAGTCCACGATCTGTTCGGTAAACCGCTCGATCACCGACGCTACCGCACCCATCTCGAAGGGCTTTGGTACCCGCACGATGTGCTTGGTGCCGGGGATCTTGAACCAGAAGAACGAATCCCGATCCCACTCTTCCCGCTTCTTCCAATCGTCGTCGTCTTTCTGGGACAGATACAACGCCAGACCAGCCAGCGTTACCGCACCCAGAACCACGTTGAACTTGGCTGCTTTCTGTCGAGCGTTGTCGTCTGCTGTGCCCAACAGCACCTCGAGGTTCGGCGTGATCCCGTCGCGGCCCAGCTTGTACATACCCTGCAAGCGAGCGTTGAAGTACGGCAGCAGCATGGCCGCATAACGAATGGCCACCCACGATCCCTGCAACCCAAAGTCCTGCAAGTCACGAGCAGCGTAAGCAGCCTCGAGGTGCGTCGCACCCTTCGCCCTCATCTGTTCATACAGGGCAATGCGGTTCGCATTCTCGGACGCATCCGACACTTCGTCGTACTTGTCTTGGAACTTCTTGAACCACGCAGTAGCTTTCTCTTGCGTCGTCAGGATGTCAGCCTTGTCAGCACCCTTGTTGATGAGGCGCTTGACCGCAGCAGACCGGTCGCCGTCAAAGGCGTTGCCTAGCGAGAACAGACCACCGCCCACCAATGCCTCGGCACGGTTGTCCTTGTACGCCCTCCAGCCCTGCATCACGTTAGCCATCGGGCTGCCCGACAGCTCGGACAGACCAATCGACTGGATCGAATCACGGATCAGGTTGTTGATCTTGAACGTCGGCGACAGAGAGATCAGTCGGGTAAGCGTCGTCTTCGCTTCACGACCCAACGTCGTCCACATGCCGTAGCTCGGGATCGATGCCACCGCATCCAAGGACGCCAACAGGAACTCGTCCTCGATGTTGTAGTAGACCTCCTTGCCGTTCTCCATCACCTTGACCGCATACTTCAAGGCAACGACGTTACCCGCTGCATCCTTACCGAAGCGGTTATCGACTTGGGTCAGGCGCGACACAACGCCGTTCATGCTCGACGCAGCTTTCAAGGTCTCGTTAGCCGCAGCATTCTTCATCGACGCGGACAGAATGTGCGACCAGTTCATCAGCACGTTCTGCATCAGGTCGTTCAACGGACGCTCGGAGCCTTTCAGCTTCTTCGACAGATACTGACCTACCGCTGCCGAGGAAGTGTTCGCCGCCGAAAGAGTACCGTCCTCATCCATCTGCCTGTAGAACGGTACATACCAGACGTCCTCCGAGAATCGTTTGAATGCAGCAGCGTCAATCAACCCAGTGTCGCGAGCTAACTCGAGAACAGATTTGTTCAGCTCATTCATCTGCCGCTGAACTTCGGCATACACCGCATACCGGGACTTGCCATCCTTCATCGAACCAGCATTGAGCTTCTGTAGCGCCTTGATCTCATCCGGCTTGAAGAACCGCTCGCGCTCTTCCTTCGCTAGATTCGACGCACGGTTGGCCGCAAGCCACAGCAGGAAGCGATCTGTCTCGCCACCCAGCGGGCGCATAATCTCGATCAGACCCTTCGTGCCCTTCTTTACATTCAGCGCACCGTCGTCGTTGAACACTTGCCCGTAATGCAGCAGACCTTCCACTGCACCGTCGGTTGCCGACGACATGCGCAGCATGATGTACGCCTTCATGTCGATGTCGCGCACACTGCGGAAGCGGTCGAACGTACCTTGCACGACGCGCAGCCACAGGTTGGGCTTCAGAGATTCGAGGCGCTCCCTGATCGACGGCGGAGAGTAGTGACCCTTGGCCAGTGCAATCTGTCGGGTGCTCTCGGGTAGGTCGGCGTACTGCGCCTCGTAGTCCTTGCGACGGAACATGGGCAGGCCGTCTTCAGCAACGATCTGACGCAAGCTCTCGGGGATAACGAAGCCTAGCTGCTTGCCAGTGTCCTCGAGTTCCATGACCTCAACGCTGCCGCCGTACTTCTTGATGATGTCCTTCGAAACAGACGGAACCGTCTGGTTGTAGTACGGCGCTAGGTTGGCAGCCATCAGTTTCAGATCGTCGCCACGAATTACACCCGACGCTGTCTTGTCGTCCTCTACATAAGAGTTGTCGCGATTCGTTATGTATTCGGATGATTTCTCACCAACGTATTCCTTTAGCTTTTCTGGTGAGACGCCCTCGGCAGTGTGGATTTCTCGACCCTGCCTAGCTACCGTCAGCTTGTACGTGTTATCGGCTTTATTTAGGGTGTAGAGCAACTCATCGCCGGGGAACTTGTACCTCTCATTCTGTTGCTCACCCGTAGTCCATGCAATGCGGTCTATGCCTTGCTCTTGAGCATAGGCAATTGCACGCTTCAGCAGCAGCGCAGTCCATGCACGAGTGTCGCCAACAAACGGAGCGGGAGGAACATCAAACCCCTTGCCCATATCCTGACCACGCTGGCTTTGTAACTCCTCAAGGAACAGGACATCGTTACCCTGCTTGTCCTTACGGATCTTCATGCGAAGCCAGCCAATCGCCCTGCCTTTGGTGACATCGCCCATGTGGATTTCATCGCTGCGCTTATAGGGCTTGGTCTTCCCGCTAACCTCCATCAGCGCAAGCTCAGCGTATTCCCTACCACCCTTTAGTGTCAGTTGTGCGTGCTTGGTACCCGTCTCACTAGAGGCCAAGCCAAGTTCGTCTAGCAGCGTCTCGCGATCCTGCGTATAAGGATCTAAAGGCATCTCTTCTTCGCGCCCAACGAATTGCTCCTCGTACATCGTGACCAGTTCACCTTCCGACAGGAATCTGCCACGGCCATACAACAGTACGTCGTTTAACCGTAGCTTGTTGCCAGCAATCCAGTTCAGGACTTCCTGCTTGGTAATCTGTCGGTTCTGTTGCGCCGGTAGATCCAACCAGTTATCGACGCCCGTCCACTCCACCTCCTCTTTCTTGACACCGGGTAGCTTGGAGAGGATGGCCTTCCAATCTTTGGCTGTCGCCTTCTCTTGCTTGGCACCACGGGTCTCACGCTCGAGCTGCGAGTAGAACGTCGGTGCGCCCTTCTGACGAGCCAATGCAGGCTCAGCCTCAGTGGTCGCAACCTCTTGCTCACCGCTAACCACAAAGCGTCGAGCGTTAGCAACGATTTCACGCACATCGTTGTCGCTCATGTAGGTGACGCCCAGCGTATCGCGTGCCCACTTACGGATGGCCGCGAACAGTTGGCGTAGAGCAGCAAGGAACTCGCGATTCGGTGACGCACGATCCTGCGCCATATCGGCAAGGACTTCCTCGACAGCTTCCTGCCGAGTCAGACCTTCCTTCTTCATCATTGCGTCAGCCAGCTTACGAACGGTCGCGTTGCCGTCGTAGATCTGATCCATCGTCTTGCCGAAGTTCTCGCCAAGAATGGAGCGCAGGCCGAAGTGTCCAGCTACCTCGTGCATGACGGTGATGCCAACGTCTCTGTTGTCCACGAGACTGTCAGCAATCAGGTACACCTCGCCGCGCCAGTAGATACCCGGTACCTTGCCGTTTGCTTCTGCGCGAGTAATGAACCTCTGTAATACCTCGGGCAGATCCTTCTCCGACTGCACGATGTTGATGGCAGGGACGTTCTTCCACGCCTTGACCATCCGATCAACAAACGTACCGACAGCCTCAACAGACATGCCCTTGCCGCCCTTGGTCTGGCGGAACATAGGGCGTGCTTTGGGTTCGCGAGCGACTCGAGCATTCTTGGCCTCACCATCCACGATGAGGTCATGAGTCATGATGTTGTTGTAGCCGTCCTCGACAGCCTCAGTCCACATCTTCTTCGCTTCGTCGGACAGGTTGTCCCATGCGACGTGCGGAGATTGGCCGTCGTCGTTGTCCTCCCAGTCTTCAATGACCTTCTTCGGATCGGCCTTCTGTTTGCCGATCTTCTCGTCAGCCTTCTTCTGTTCCTCGTCGCGCTTGGTCGGCTCAGTCTTCTCATCGACCTTGGTGGTCTTGGTTCGCTTGGACTTCTGCTTCTCCTTGATCTCCTGCTCGACGGTCTTCTTCGGCTCAGTCTTGGTTACGGTTTTTTGCTTCGTCCCGCCTTGCTCAGTGCGATTGCCTGCGCTTGCTTCAGTGCTGCTTGCTTGTTTGGTGGTTTGCTGTTTCCGATCTTTCCCTTCCGTTGGTACGCCGACATCAGTTCCCCGACGTTCTGGCTGACCACCTTGTTGCTGCGTCCCTGTTTGAGTGGCATTCGTTCCTCCTGTGGTTGGTTGGTTCTTGATGACGGCGCGAACCGTTTCATCTCCAATCTGATTCAACAGGAATGTTCGGTGGTTGCCGTCGTTTAGATCGAACGACCCATCAGGCAACGCAGTAACGACCGCTGGGTTTTGAGCAGTAAAGTCACGCAAACGCTGCTGAGCTTGAGAATCTGCCTTGAACGCATCGACCATCTCGCGCATCGACATGTCGCCCTTGAGATTCATCCCAGCGACGTTGGTCAACACATCAAAGACCCGAGATTCCGTTACGCCTTGATTGCCAATCGCGCCATTGGGGCGGCGGACGTTCGCAATTGGGAAATCAAATGACCCCGGTGCTGGCGTTGTGGGTGCCGCAGTTGCGGTGGTCGGTGCCGCAGTTGCGGTGACATCCGCAGGTTTGGCGCGACCCTCGATAAAGTAGAACGTCCCACCACCGGTCTCCTTCGACCGCTTGCCCTGTCGGATCTGGAACTCCATGTCCTCAACAGAGCTTGCGTAACCACCCTCTCTTTCACCAGTTTCCTTGTTGACGGGGCCGAACAAAAAGGTCTCGGCTTGGTTCATGGATACGAAGCGGTTGGCCAGCGGTGTACCGCCGGTAGAGAACGCAGGCAGAACTTGGAAGCCCTGCTTGGCGGAGACTAGATCCTCGCCAGACATCGCCAGCGTGCCAGTCTGTTGATCTGTCACAGTCTGTTGATCTGTTCCCGGCAGGCTCACTGGTTGAGCCACCCCCTCGAGTGTCTTGGTCTCTTCGTTAGGGGTAACCGACTCACGTTGGATCAGGGGTTCGTTCGCCCCCATGTTCGACCCGACTGCTGTGGACGCGGTGTCGCCAAACGCAGCTTGTACGTCAGCCTCACGCTCCTTGCGCTTTGCCTCCTGCTGCTGGGGCGTAGGCGCTTCAAGCTCGGCCAGCATCTTCTGAGTCGAGATTGCCCGGGTGATGACGCTCTGAAACCTCGGGTCATCGCCAGATTGGATGTTGTTCGCCTCGAGAATCGGACGCAGCTTCTCGTCGTTCATCATGGCGGTGAAGACCTCGGCACGCCCATCGTCGGAGGACATCTCCTTCTGAGCGTCATCCAGAAGTTTTCTTACGGTGTCAGAATCTTGTTTACCCGACCGCAAGGCACCGGAGATCGCACCCACGGTGCCACCACCCAGACCACCCAACGCAAAGCTGTTGATGTAGTCGCGCATTGCCTCTTCGCCGGTCAACGCCTGACCAGCACCGGCACGCTCAACGGCTGTCTGGAACAGTTCCTGACCGCCTTCAATGCCTACACCCGCCACACCACCAACGAAGGCACGACCCACGCGGCCACCACCGGGGATCTTGATCTTGCCTGCTGCAACGTCGAGACCCAACTTGTCCACCACCATCTCGGACATGCCAGCCACCACGCCAGCACCAAAGACGCGAGCCAAGTCACCGCCGTCTAGCTCGCGGCCTTCTTTCTTGGCTTGCTCTTCCCGTTCAGCGTAAATGCCGCCAGTCTCTTTGATGATGGCCGAGCCAGCCAAAGCCGTGCCAGCACCAATACTCTTGGCTACGTTCTTGGTAGCTTGTCTGACCATCACATCCGTGGCAGTCTCAACGCCAGCCTTCTCCGCCAGCTTGGCAGCTTCCTTCGCCACCATGCCTTCGATCAGGTTCTTGGCTACGCCCTTGACCGCCTCCTTGCCTACAACGCCAGCTACCGCGCCACCAGTCGCACCAACAGGCGCAGCAGGCCCGGTCATCGCGCCACCTACCAGACCACCCAGCACAGAGGTACCGACTGTTTCAACAATGTTGCCACCGAGGTAGCCGACGCCGTATTGCGCCCAGTCCACCAGCGCACCGAGGTCGCCCTGCTTGGCCTTGTCCCACGCAACGGTGACGTCGTCTGTTTCTTTGGCGCGCGCCTCGATCTCGCCCATGCCTTTCTTGTAGCCCTCGAGGCCGTACTTCTTGAGCGCGGTGAACATGCCACCTTCGCCGAAGGTCTTCTCGCCAGCAGCACCAGCAAACCCAACCGCACCCTTCAAGAGCGCAGGGGTCTGACCTAGAGCGGCGGAGAAGCCGCGAGAGGTGTCACCCTGTTCTACAGCAGGCTTGGCAGGCGCAACTTCAGGCTTAGCCTCGCCACCGTAGAGGTCGAACTTGAACACGCCATCCTTCTTGGCGGGAGCGGGTGGGGAGGCGGCAGGTTGGGAAGGGCCGCCGTAGAGGTCGAACTTAAACGACCCCGCCTGCGGGGCTTGGGCAAGCTGTACCGGCGCAGATTCTCGTGTGCGAGGTGCAACATCCTGCCGGTATGCCTCTCCGCTCGACTTGAACAGATTAGCACCCGGCTCCTCAAACTCATTTGTTCCAAGTCCGAGTGGATCTGGGACTCTGCCAAGTCGAAGCGGTTCCATTTGGTTCCCCTACTTACTCAAGAAAGATCTTCTTGCCGTTGATTGTGGTGAAGGCACGACCGTCAGAATCTCTCTGAGCGTCCACGCTACCCTTGCGAGCAATCTGCCCCAACGTGCGGATGTCGATGGTTGGATTAAGACCAGCCAAGTCCATCGTCTTGTTGAACATGCGCTCGTCTGCTTCCTTCTTGGCCAAGCGTCCCTTGCCCTTGTCCTCATCCAGCATGAGTTCTTCCGGCTTGAACTCCTTACCAACGAGGGGGAACATGCGAGCCGCTGCTTCAACAGAGGCTTTCTGTTTGGCCGCATCACCCTCCTCGATGCCCTTGCGCTTGAGATAGTCAGCGTAAGCTTTGTAGTACTGACCCTTCGGCCCAGTCTCAGCAGCGTTGGCCTTGGCGTTAATCATCGACGCCTCTGCCGTCTTCTCGGTCGCGCCGGTCTTTCTGACTTCGAGCGCGTAGCTGCGATCCTTCTCTTGCTGGGTCTGTACGTACTGGATTACCGTTGCAGGATCTTTGAATCGTTGCGCAATCACCGCAGCCTGCGTCGGGCTGAGGTCGAACGTCTCACGTGCACCAGTCTTGTCATTGATACGCACCAGACCAGTCCACCCTTTCTCCGGGTCGAACTTGCCAGACTTGGTGTCCAAGCTGTAGCCGTCGTTGACTACGCCATACACTTTGGAGAAAGCCTCACGAGCGCCGGGGGCGTTGCCTGCCATACCAGCCAGCGAAGCGCCGACCTTGTCTGTCCATTCGAAGTCGCGCAGTTCCTTCATCATCTTGGGAACAGCAAGCGCCTTATCCACATCACCCTTGGCAATGTAGAACCGTTGCAGGGCTTTGGCCTGTCGGTCGTAGACGTTGTCTAGGTCTGAACCTTTAACGGTGTTGATGAAGGGATTGCTCTTCGGTACAGCGTTTGGCGTAGCAGGCGCGGCAGGCGCAGCATTTGGTGCAGGGATCGCCTGTGCTGGAGCAGGCGTCGCTGTTGCTGGCGATACCGGCGCAGCGTTATTCGGGACGATGGCGGTTGCCGGGGGTGTTGCGCCGCCCTGAACAGGGGCAGGCTGCGATGGTTGCTCGCCGAGGTAGCTTCCTTGCAACTCCAATAGCGCCTGCTCTTCGCTGGCCGCTCTGTTCTCCTTGCGCTGCAAATCCTTCAGCGTGTAACCGAAGATCTGTTCCTCGCGCTTTGAACGCGCTTCCTCAAACCCGATTCTCTTCTCTTCGAGGCCAAGACGTTTCTCGTCACGAGCACTCTGTTCCCGCATGAGCTTGCGGCGCTCCTCCGCATCATCCAGATCCGAGCGCAGCTTCAAGCCTTGCGCAGCACCCTGCGCAAAACCGCCAATAGCACCTGCCAGTCCGACTGCCATGATTAACCTCCGATTGCTTTCTGGCGCTGTATGTGCGCTGGGGTGTGATACTTCGCCTTGAGCTTCTCGAAGAACTCAAGACCCTTCGCTTTGACAACGTCAGCCGGAACCACGTACTCCCCGTTGGACAACATGGCCGGAACCTTGTCGTCCACTGGGCCACCGGGGCCACGAACAGCGCCGTGGCCTTCGTGGATCTCGCCGCCGTCTGCCTTCTTGGGAAACATACCGAAGCCACCCGTCATACCGAAGGCCATACCCAGACCCTGACCGATGCCACCAATCGCCTGCTGTTCTGCGTTGTAGCCAGCCATCCGAGCGTTGAAGTCGCCGAGCATCAGGTTGCCTGCACTGTTCATGCCTTGCGTGAACTGGTTGTACCCCTGACCCATCACGCCAGCGTTAGTCTGTGCTGCGTTGATGTTCTGTGCGCTGGTGTTCATCGCCATGCCGCCAGACTGATTCGAGCCACCGTAGTAGGAAGCAGCAGTGTTGGGCATGTTGCGGCCAAAGTTCGCCGCACCCGCACGTAAGGCGATGCCCTTGTCCATAGTGTCAAAGGCTGCACCCGTCGAGGCACCGGCCTTTTGCAGCGCCGCCTCACGCATCAGACGCTCGTTCGTCTGTGCAAAGGCACCAGAGTTGGGGTTCAGGCCGTAGCGGGACAGGTTGCGTGCGTTCTCCTGAATGGCGTTAGAGAACTGCTGCCCCACCGCAGCGGTTGCAATCCCCTGCCGTCTGGCAATGTTCTCCGCAGAGTCATAGTTCATCGCATCCCGCGCCATCTGTTGCTCGACGGGTTTGAACGTACTCTCGTAGTAGGCGTTCTGTTGCTCCGCGAAATTCTGTTGCTTCTCCATGTTCGCAAGGTAGCGGTCGATCAGCGTCCTGCCGAGCGCCTGCTGCTCCTTCTGCATGGGCAACAGCTCTTTGGCGTAGATGTCTTTGTACCAAGCCAACGCTTCGCGAGCTACCGCAGCGTTCTCTCTGGCGGCTTGTCCGATCAGCGGATCGGGAGCGGGGGCGTCACCACAGCACATAGCTACTCCTTAGTCAAAATGGGCAATGAAATTGCTGCCCATGAAATTCATTCCAAAATGTCTATACAGTTTCTCAGCGGCCTGCCCGGTGCCGGTCGATACTCCGGCGCGAAGGTGCCGTATACCCTTCTCACGTACCCACTCTACCAATCCGCGCACCAGCATGTAACCGGCGCGAGTGCCACGAAACTCAGGTACGACGTAGAGGATGTCCTCACTCGCGTAGTCATCGTCGCTGAACCACGGTTTCCTCACCGAGGCGAATAGCATTCCGACAACTTGCTGCTCTTTCTCGACGACCAGCAACAGGCCATCGTTGAGCCACAGGCTCAAGTTGGTCAGAAGCTTCTCGGGATTGACGGAGACGTGACGGTAGTCAGTCTCCCGGTGCATGTGAACGGAAAGCTTAAACAGGGCGATTCTGTCGTCTTCTGTTGCCCGTCGTATCCGCAGCATAAAACCTCCAATTTATGCTGCAAATTCTAACTTGACTGCGACAAGTTCCAGACCCCTACGCTACGGACTAAAGGTCGGCGTCTGCTGCTCAACCACGCCAAGCTCAAATAGCTTGTTGTACAAGGCCCAGAATCGATCTGTCGTGTCCTCTGGCAACGTCATGTCCGGAATGTCAAACCGCTGCTCCGGGTCGCCTTCTAGTACAAAGACAATCTTTTGTGTTGCAAGCCCAACATCAATTGGGTAGAACCTGAATGCTTTAGGCGTAGTCACTTGACACTCCAGTAATGCAAGTTAATGAACCGGTGTTTGCGCGGCTGGTTGTGTACGGATACTTGTTGTTTTTCGTAAGCTCACCAGAGTACGTTTCATTATTTGGGAACGCGCTTGCTGGCACTTGATAACCCGGTGGAAGATTGTTCGAGCCGGGGTTAAACGGGTTAAAGTTAAGTGTTCTGAACTGGGTTATTTCGTTGTAATACCCGGTCTTATGAACCAACCACGCAAAACTTATGACTGCATTGGTTCCAATAAAAGCTGTTCCACGCCTGATCGTCCAATCTGTTCTTACTACCAATGCTTGAATAATCGCAGTGCCGTACTGCGCTTCATTAGCACACCTTGTTACGTATTGATAACTACATGACTGATACGGTTCGTAGCTGCAAAACCCACTTGAATTGCATACATATTGGTATTGGGTCGTACACACGTATTCCAAAACCTGACGACATACGTATTCAAAATATGTGAATGGATAGTAATCAACCGTCACCCAACTTGATGATGTAGATTGGCTTGGCCATACCGGGCCTGCCGTATACGACACCATGTCTGTCCCAGAAACAGACTGCACCGTTAGTCCTTCGCTAAGCAGGTCAATCTTTTTGGCGTTCAGCACGACCTTGCTGGTGTCAAATACCGGCTGCCCATTAGCATCGAACACCGCCAACCCGACACCAGACATCGGCGCAGACGTTATTGTCGTGAACGCCTCAATTGGACAAGAGACGTCTGTTAAAACACTGACCACCCAGTTTGTTGCCACACCCTCAATTGCCAACACGCCAGCAGACTTGCCCGATCCACACCTGACGAACACCAGCGGATAGCCAACCGTTGGTATCACATACACACTGACGTTGCCGCTGCGCGAGGTTGGATTGAACGATCCCCTGTGCTCGTAGACCGGAGTATCAGATGTGACTAGGAGTGTTCCATCGTCAGCAAAAAACATCCCTCCAAAATCAGCCATCTCACCTCACGAACACAAGAATATAGAGACTCACATTCCCACCGCTGGCAGTAACTGTAATGGTCTTGTTGGCCGTAGACAAATTGGCCGATACCGTTGGGAAGACCGGCACTCTGTCAGCCGGAACATCTTCGGCTGGCATGATGAAAAACCTTACGTCTGTTGCAAACTCAAACGCAGGTGACTGGTAAGACTGCGACGCATAATTTCCGGTGTAGTAAAAGTCAGCAACGTAAGACAGCCCAGTGCTTGAGGATTTCAGTCGCCCGAAATCAAACCCATAACTCATGCGGACAGATCCCCAAGCTTTACTCGCAACGTACCATTCGCGTCAAAAACCTTGATGACGTTGTTTTTCAGTTCCATGCGTGCACCAGAGGCGGCGCTCTTCAGATCAATCGTGCCGCGAAATGTCGCGCTATTAAACTCTGCCTGTCCGCTTCTGGAAATGCTCCACCCGGACAAGCCTGCAACGTAATTTGTGCTTGATAGTGTGTCTACTATCTTGCCAAACGTAATTGTTGCGTCTTGTATCTTTGCATTCGTAATCGTCGCATCACCGATCTTTGCTGTCGTAATCGCAGCATCCGCAATCTTTGCGGTGCTAATTGCGGCGTCGGTAATCTTCGCCGTTGTAATCTGTGCGTCGCCTATCTTCGCGGTGGTAATCGCAGCATCCGCAACCTTCGCAGTGGTAATTGCCGCAGTACCAATCTTGGCTGAAGCAATCGATCCGTTCTGAATGAAGGTATCTGTTATGTAGACACCCACTGGCACCGTCTCGCCGTTGAGCGTAGTCTCTGTAGTGCGCACGATGAACGGCGTAGCCGGAGCCACGTCAGGGCCAGCCGGATTGGCGACAAACAACGCATCAGCCCTGACCGCAAACGTGCTGGTGGGCGTGGCATCGTTCGTGGTTGACGCCAACCCAAAGCCGGTGACGTAACCGTTGTTGTCGATCTTGACGGTGTACTGTCCGTTCAATGCGCTGACCGACACCTCCGAGTTGCCGACTCTAGTGCCCAGATCGATGAACAGTTGCGAGCTAGTGATCTCTTCCGTCAGATTGGTGATTGCCTGCGTTATGTCGATGGCCGTCGTACCCGGGGTGCCAGACGTCGCGTTGTAGGGGCCGTAGACGTTGGCTTTGGAAACGTACCTGATCCAGTAGTAGTACGTCCTATTCGGTTCCGCCGCGTCCGAGTAGACGTCTGCTGGAGTCACCCCAACCCTGACAGCCGTGCCAAGGTTATCGACATCGTTGCGCCAGATTTCCGTGAACGAGTGGTTCCTGTATGGCGCAGCGTCCCAGTCAAGCTGGACATTGGTAAACCCGCCCGTCACTACCAGCCCTGTCGGCGGAGGCGGCGGAGTGAAGTCGGTCGCTGGATCGTAGTTATCCGGCAACGCAAGGAACACCGGTGAGATTGGCAGCTTCGTACCGGCGTTGTTCGTAGCTGGATTAATCGGATCTGTTGACGCGACGTTAATCGCCAACAGATCGCGCATCGTCACAGACTGATCCAGTGGGTCGCCAAGCCGCCCCTCGCGCACCTCGAGCGTGGACTTGATCGCGGTCAACACCTCCTCGAGGTTGTCGCTTCGAATGTCCGGAATCGACGGAACTAAGGTCTCTCTGGTCATGTGTTCTTCAGTTCAGCGGAACTCGAGGCCAACAGAACCTCGATAATAGTGGCAGTGCCTTCTACCTCGAATTCGTGAAAGCGAGTGCGGTACCCCGATGGCAGGCGGAACGGCTGGTTATCCTGCACCGTTTGTGTGTGCCGCAAAGCGCCGCCAGCGTAAAGCCGGAAGGTCACCGGATAGCCGTCCGCCAGAACCTGACCGAACGACAAATTCTGTTGATAGACCATCGGGAATACCTTGCTACGCCACAGATAGGTCAGGCTGCTGCCTTGGTCGTAGCGGACGATGTTCTGACCCTGTGCCAGATACAAGATGTCCGACTTGGCGTCGTAGTAGCCAGCCGTCACCGCCGTCGTTGCGTTGAAATCCGAGATGGTCAGCGCCGCCCCTTGTCCGGACAGATCAAAGATCACCGTGCCTCTGGTGTTGTTGGCTGACCAGAACAGAATGATCCTGCCGTTATGGATATACGCATGAATCGACGACGGGTCGAGCTGCTGCCACTGGTCGCGAGACAGAAAGCTTTGGGTCAGCACCCCTACGTTCGATCCGATTTGCACCAACCCGTCAGGCGAGGCGTAGACCACCCCATCGCCCGTCTCTACGATTGACCGCTTAGACACGCAGGCTTGCGGCAACTCGAGCTTGGTGGGAGACATCGCCCCCGGGTCAACCCCGGTAAACAGACGCGGGTAAGACTTCGTCAATACCGCAACAGTCTGTCCAAACGTGGCAATCCCGACGATGTCGTCGTCCACCGTGTACTGGTGTGGCCACGCATGGGGCAGGTTAGGTTCGGATAGGTAGATTGTCCTACCAACGAAACCAACCGCCACGCCATTTGCCATGACGCGCAAACCCTTGAGGCCAGCCGGTGGGCCTATCCAAGTCTCCGACGGCAGAACTTCCCCAAGGTTGTCCTGACTCACCGAGTCCACATAGGTGCCGGTGGCCACTGCAATCTCTGCCACAAACTGGAACTGCGCCCGATAGCCAACGGTTGACGAGCGGTAGATTCGCTTGGTCGCAATGTTGTAATCCCCAGCAGGCGCAATTGGCAGGCTGACCGTGACCGAGCCGGATGGGTCAACATCGGCAGAACCCGAAGCATCCGAAGGCGGCCCTTCTTCCCCGTAGGCAGACACATAGGTGACCAAGTAAGTCCGGGTCTCGGCTACCGCCTGATTGGGAATAGTCGCCTTGATTGTGGGATACCCCACAGGGGCCACAGGAAGGTTCCTTAGAGACGCATTCAGCGCCGCACCAAGGGAAGCGTCGGCAATCGCATCAGAAAAGCCTGTAACGCTTGCTGACGTCTCTACGACCAACCTCCAGTTGTCGTCGTTGGTCGTGAAGGCTGGGCCAGTGACGGTCTGTCGGTACAGCCGCTTCTTGCTGATCCCCGCCGGGAACGACTCGCTGTGCGTCAGGTAGACCGTCGTCGAGCCATCGACCACCGTTGCCGCGTCGCTGTTCGGCCCCTTACCACTTTCGTTGCCAGTTGAATCTACCCAAGTCACCATGTAGATGTGGCTGACCGCAACGGGCGTCACCGTGCCACCGCCCAGAATCGTGCCAGTGGCGGTGGCGGTAACCGTCTGCCCTATCGATGGCGTCGTTGTAAGGGCGCTGAAGAACTGATCCCACTGCGCAAAGGTTGTGCTGCCAAAGCTCGTCACCGTGTATTGCTGCCCCGTGGTAACCGAGGTTGTTGCAGCCGGTTTGCTGTACGAGAGCGTGGGCGCTTTGGTAGGTGTAACTACCGGATTTGCGCTGGACGTGATAGTTGCGGCACTAGCCAGAGACGCATCTGTTGCTTCGTCGTCGTAAGTCGTGGTGGACAGATCCAGTTCTACCAACCGGCGGTAGGTGCCACTTACTTTGCGGTAGAGCCGCTTCTTCGTAACCCCGGCATCCCCACGGTTGTCTGTCGTCAGGTTGCTAAAGGACACCTTCTGACCGTTGACACCTTGCGTGCTGTACACCGCTGACGGGATCGACTCCTTGTTGGTGGTCGGGTTGTAGTACGTCATCACGTACTCGCGGGTCGCCGGAGTGTAGGTTGTAACCGCCGTGTACGCAGTAATGGTTGGCGCGGACGCAGGCTTCGGAATCCCCAGTTCGTAGGACGCGCCGGGGTAGGTGCCGTTGCCAGACAGGATTGCGCTGTTCGGGGCATACCGAGGCTTGTTGTTGCCGTTCGTCCAATACAGGCGCTCAAACGAATCGTTGGCAATCGGCGAGCGGATGATGTCCGTGTCCTGCGCAAACTCAAGCCAGTAGTTGGTCTCTGTTGCACTGCTGCCGTAACGAAAGATCGTCACCGGGTTCTGGATCGTTGTCGCCTTCAGCGTCGTCGTTCCGCGCAACGGGCCGATCTTGCCCGAGATCAATCGGACGTTCTTGGCGATCTGTGCGTCCGTGTCGCTCAACAGACGAGCGTCAACAATTGGCCTCTGCCCGTTGAACGACTTTACGGCAATCAGGGTCATTTTCTGTTCCTTACATCTTCATACTGTCGGATGCACTGATCTAGCGCGGCTGCGTTCCGGGCTGCGTCGGCAGCGTACCTTGCAAGAAACTCTCCATCTCCCCTTGCCAGTTCTTTTCCAGTCGCTCCACTGCAAGCGGGGGTGGTACCGGACACGGCACTGCTTTGGGCGGGGCGCTCGGAGCGGTCGCGCAGGCTGTTAGTAAGAGCGGTAGCACGAGCGTTAATGTTGCGAATCTCACGATCCTTCTCCTGTCTTAATCTCTCTGCACCCAGAGCCAGCGCCTGTTCCCTCTCTCGGGCAAGACGCTGGTTCTCGGCGTACTCCGCCTGCAACCGAGCGTTCTCCTTGTCCCACTTCTGTTGAACAGACGCTTGGCCATCCTCATTGCCCTTGTAATACCCGCCGCCGAACGCAGCGATGATCGACAATACAAGGCCAAGAATGATCCACGGGTTTATCATTTTGGCGGAACCTTTGTGCCTTCGAGTTTCTTGTGTACCTTGATTGTCTTACACACTTTCTTTTCTTTGCCGCTTTTGTCCTTCTCCATGTGGCAGACTTCTTTCATCTCACCACCGGCATGGACGTTAAAGGCTAAGAACAGGCAGGCGAGAACTGTCACTGCCATTCGTAGATACAGGGCTTGCAATCCTAGAGTAGCTGCTTTGACCATTATTCAATCTCCGGTTGTGCTGCGGGTGGTGGTGCCAACTTGCCCTTGTACCCAGTGGTTACCGGGACAACAGGCTGATCTTCCAAGCTCGGCTCGAGCCGCTTGGGCGTAGCCGCTTCAGTACGACTCTCTACGGAGATCCCGAGACCACCGCCGCTGGGCAGCTTGCCTGCCTGCGCCGAGGTGTCCTTGAACGTCTTCATCGTGTTCTGCACCGCATCCAGCGCCTGCTGGTTGCTGCTGTTCAACATGATTCCGGACAAGATCCCGCACAGGAAGCTGGCCACCGGGATGATGACCTCGAAGAACTTCTGATCGATGGGCGCAATCGCCTTGAGCGGCTGCGTCACGAAGATGACGGAGTAGAGGATCGTAAAGATGATGCCCATCAGGGTTGCCGTTAGACAGATACCGATGATGAACTTCAGGCGCACCATTAGCTCTTCGGGCGTATAAAGCTCCCCGTTGCCCAACACCCGGCGCTTGACGTTATTTAGGGCAGTCACTCTTTACCTCCTTTACTGGCTGAACCTCGAGCTTCGTTCCGGCAAAGATGTGCTCGGGACAGTCTTGGTTGACTTCACATAACGGCTTCTGACACTGCTTCAGTTCCCAGTTGTCAGGGTTCTGGCACGCATAACGGTACCTCTGCTCACACGACGTAAGCAGCACGAATACGAGTAACCACCGCATCACACCCCCATAACATGTAGAGCGTGTTCGTAGTGCTTGATGCGATCTTCCAGCCCGATGTAACCGCCGTTGATTGCCTTCGTTAGCCCCTTGATGTCGCCCTTGTCCGCAAATCTGTTCAGGTTGTTGGTCTCCCAGAACCAGCACGCCGACTGTGCCGCACCCTCAAACGTCTCAAGGTATTCCGGCACATCCTCAATCGGCGTCTCGATGCTGTCCGCAAACGCTTGGTAGTTCGCACGGCCAGTAAGCTGAATTAACCCGCGTCCGATCCACTTGCTGGGCGGATCAACCGGGTCATTTTCGTGCGAGTTACCCATCCGGTTTGCGTAAACGCGATTCGCGATGGCAGCCTGCTTGTCTGCCCGACGACAGATCGCCTCTGCCTCTGCATCTGTTTTAAAGTATTTCCCGAAGATGCGACGCAACGCCGCAGGTTTGTAGTTGAGGTTCTCCTTTAGCACCATGAAGTCGCCGCTCTCGTGGGCGCACTGTGCGACGAACGCTGCGATCCGCCTCGGTGTATTGATGTCGTAATCAGGGAGCAATTGCTCCAACGCATGATGCCAATACGGCACATACGGATTACGCGGGATCATTTTCTTGAGCTGCGCTTCAGTCAGCATTGCTACGCTCCTTCAACAGTTTCAACCTCAACTCTTTCATCTTGGTAATTTCTTTCACAGCAGCCTGCGTCGCCAAGTTCATCTCGAGGTACATCAACCCCATCACCGGGATGATGACGATCAGCACAAGACACAGAACAAAGACGGCGGCGATAAGTGCCCAAGGCGTACCATTGTCAGACGCAGACCGATCATCAGAAGGACGAACCATAGGACTACCAACACGACTGCTCCAATCCACACCAGACGAGCCTTTAGCTGATTTATTGCCTGCCTTCGTTGCCATTTGGCTGTCTGAATCTTTCTCGTTTCGATTGCCAGTGCTTCGGCCTGCTCCTGCTGAATGTCGTCCCACGCCTTCTCAAAGCGTGCCCACACGCTCCCCAATTCCGGCGGCGTGTTGTAGACCATCTGCTCGCGCACTTGCGCCAGCATTTCGTTCAGCTTGGATTCGAGCCGGATACGCTCAAGGGCGCGGCGACCGAGAGACAGCTCGCCACGGTAGACTTCTTTAGCTTGTACGGTGCTTTGGACGTAGAGCTTTGCCAGAGCCTCGTACTGATCGATGAAGTTGCCTAAGTTGCTCCAGATGTCATTGAGGACGTCATCTGGTGTGGACTTGGCAACCTCCTGCACCCGCTTTACTTCTTCGTTGTACTGCTTGGTCTGCTCCTTACTCGGGCTGGCTATTCTGTTGTACTGCTCTCGCAGGTCTTTCAGTACGTCGCTGACATCCCCACTCGTTGATTTGATCTGCTTGTAAAGGTCTACGCCTTTCTTGGCAAGATCGATTGCTGTGGTACAGGCCTTGTAAGCCGCAGCAATTGTGATCGGATCAAGCACAACATCAGAACAGGTGGAGCTGCTTCTTCATGCTAATAATTTCTTCGCGCAAAGCATGGTTGTCTTCCTCGCACTTACGGTTCTGCTCTTCGACAGCAGCCAGCCGCTGCGACAGGCGCTGCACTTCCTCCCGCAAGTTTGTAATCAAGTGGTCAATTGCATCGTCATGCAATGTCGCAACCTTGTCGTGACGCATATCGGCCAATACCTTTCGATACATGCCATAAGCACCAGCGCCGATACCGGCCACTGCCGCGCCGAAGGTTGTCCAAACACTGTTTTCCATCTTTAACCCCAAAAAAAACCCCGCACTCGGCGGGGCTGTTGCTTTACTGTGTTGTTATTCAATCATTGTTGCTGCAACGCCGAGGTCGGCGGGACGAAGTTAGCGGTGTAACGGGCGAAGCCTTTGGTAATTCGGAAATCATCAATGTAGCCATAAAAACTAACGCTAGTTGTTGGTACACCGCCAACCGCCGTATTCCCTGTAACGGTGTAATTTAGGGAGTTTGTGTTTGAAGCTACTTGAACTCCATTAATAAACAATCTAGCGGTTGTCCCAGACCTAGTTACGGCGTAATGCACCCAAGAATTTATCGGTATAGTGTATGTGTAAGATAAATCTATAGCTGTGGCTCGGCGTCCAAGTACAAAACTGCCAGATTCAAATCCAAAACTAATGCCCCCAGTAGCATCTACCATAAATAAATACTGAGGTTGCGTACTATTAGTGTTGTATGCCCAACATTCCATTGTGAAATCGCCAGTACCAAACGCAAAGTCAACACTGCCCCGCATAGTCAACCAATCACCCGTTCCATCAAAGAACATACTCGACCCGCCAAACTTACTCTGCGCCGTGCTGATCTGCGCGTTGCCAACAGTCTCAAGGTCGTTCTTTGCTGTAGCGTCTGTGATGCCAGCGTTGGTGAAGTTGAGGAGATACTCTACATTGCCAGATGTTGCGCCTTGCGATG